GGTCGTGGCGTAAGCCGGGGCGAGAACCTCGAAAACGGACTGGTTGTCACCAACCCAGGTGGCGAACAGGTTCGAGCCGGAAGAACGAACCTCGTCAACACCCATCTTGGGAGCAACGAACAGGGCCGAGAGGCCGAGAGGAGCGTGCTTCGTAGCGGTGGTGCCGGTCCCGAAGAGGGTAACGTTGTCACCAGCGGTACGGGTAACGACCATACCGGGGAGGATGTCGACGGAACGATCCCACTTGGGGTCCAGGTAGGTCGCCATCGGGGTGGCCTGAGTGTCGGCGTAGACCGGACGGATCGTCCGCTTCAGGTCTACGTTGTCCAGAGTAACCTTGAACATTCTTTCTCCTTACAGAAGAATCAGGGCGTCGGAGTCAACGCCACGCTTGGAAGAGGTGCGAGTGGGGTTCAGGCGGGGAACCTCACGGGCCGCAACACGGCGAGGAGTCGTGTTGGTCACTCTACCAGCGGAACGGGCCTGAGGAGCCTTCTTCTGCTTGCGGTAGAGCTGGAAGGCGGCGGCGTGGATGGCGGCCGTCTTACGGAGAGGCATCTTCTCGAGCTTGGCGGCTCTCTTGAAGACATCCTGGGAGGCGAGAATACCGGCCTTGACCTCAAGACGAGCCGTCTTCATGGCCAGTGCCTCAGAGGTCTCATCGAGAGTTTCGGGGTTCGTCTCAATGTCCTCTTCAACCTCGGGGTCAATGGCCTCGATCGGCTCATCGTCCAGGAGGTTGGTGTCCTCCTCCGAAGCACGACGGCGTAGGTTGGCCTTGCGACGAGCCTTGGCCATGCGGACACGACCGGAGAGACGAGCCTCCTTCGGGCTCGGGATCTCGACGCCGTAGTCGTCAACCTTGGCCGTCTCGCCCTCTTCAACTGTGACGTCGAAGAGAGTAACGGTTAAGCCGGCCTCGGCCAGCTCGTTCGCTACGTCCTGGAGGTTCACGATCGCATCGTCCGTCGTGAACTCGATGACACCCTCGGGGGAGATGGCAAGGTCACCGTTGGGGGCGTACTTGTCGAGGACGCTGTGAGCAACCTCTTCAAAACCCTCGGCGGGCTCGACCTCGATGTGGGCGGGGAGCAGGGCGGCTTCCTTGGTCTGGATAGCCTTCTCTACCTCGTCGTCCTCCACGTCGTCCTCGTCCTCCAGCTCCTCAGTGGCCTTCATCTGAGGAGTCTCGTTGGCGAGGCGACGGTTTGCACGAATCGCGGACTTGCGACTCTTCTTCTTTCTAGCCACTTTGACTGATTCCTTTCTAGGAGTGAGTGTGTGGTTCATCTCTTTAGAAGAAGGAGTTAAGGGTTTTTCTTCTTCTTCATCTTCCAGCACCGGAGAAGCCGCGATGAGGACGGGTTCTTCCTGGTCTTCAACGTCCCCCACCCCGAAAGACTCGCTGGGGAGGGAGGAAGTTCTCGCATCTTTGACCTTCTCAAAGAGTGCCGTTTCGTCGGCGGGGTCGAAGACGAAACTAATCTCGAAGAACTCTACGCCGTGGCAAATCTCGTAGACGAGTTTCTCTTCGCCGTCGTCCTTGAAGTAGCATCCTTTGTACCTCTCCACATGTACGCAGAGGTCTTCTTGAGTCACCGCTTCGTTTCCGCAAATCGAACACGTAGAGTACTCGATATCGGCGCCCATCGAGACGGAGTCGATGCCTCCCGTCACGATTTCGTGGGCTAGGTTCGGGAAGGCTTCACCGTCCACCTCGATGAGGAGGAGAATGTACTTGTCTTCCAGGACTTCATCCTCGACGTATTTGGCGTCTAAGACGATTCCACGGGTTCTCTCGGGGTCTTCGTTCTTGTGGTTGACGAAAACTGGATCTCCGATGAAGGTCTCGTAGTTGTCTCGAAGTTCCTCAGAGGGCCAAGCATCGTAGTTTTGGTTGATTCTCGCAGAAATCGCCTTTACTACGACGTAGACGCACCCTTCTTGAGGCTCAAAGTTGAACTCCTCTTCGGGTACGTACTCGTATTCCTGGCGAATACTACTCTTCTTCATGGCTTCTCCTAGCCGTAAATGCGGGAGAGGTTGAGGTTCGGGAGTTGTCTCGCCGTGCCTTCTTCCTCCTCGAGAGCGAATTGCTCCATGGGAGTGAAGTAGCGTCCCGAAGTCTTTTGAGTCGACGCTTGTAAACTATTCTGGTAGTCTACTACGGCTCGAAGTTCGCGGTAGAGTCTCACCGGGGAGAGAAGGTAGTGGGGGAGTCGATCTCCGTAGGCTCTAATAAACATCTTGAGGACTTTGAGCGAATCGTCTTCGTCCTCCAGGAGGTCCTCAAGAGTGTAGTCCTCGGTTGACTGGATGTAGGCGTCAAGTTCGTCCCAGATTTGCGACTCCGAGATCTCGGCTTCACGTCCGGAATCGTCTAATGCGGCGGTTTTCATCGTGTTTTTCTCGTATCCTTGGTAGAATTCAAGTGAAGCCATCTCCCAGTAGACGGCTAAGGCGTGGGAGCACATTCTACCGATGTAGGTGTGTTCTCTCTTGAAGGCCCACTCGCCCCAACCACACGTACAACTCCAAGACTCGATCTTAGAGCCGGTCATCGGGTCTTTGACTACCTCAACGTTGTAGAGGTCGTGGTCACCCTGGACCTGAGCTTTAATGTACGAGTCCCTGAAGGTGATGACGGTTACTTTGCCTTCTCTTCTCAAGCGTTTCGCCTTATCCTGGATGTCTTTCCAGGAAGCGGTCTTAGTCAAGTCGGCGTCGAGGTGGTCTTCAATAAGCTCTTCGTAGGGATCCGTGTTGTCGAAGTACTTACTAAACCCGAATGACTCAACTTCCTCCTCTGGAATCCAGAAAGGGTTGAGGCCAGGAACCGAGATGAGTAACTCGCCTTCGGCAGTGTCAAGGATCTCGTAAAAGTCGCCTTCAAGCTCGGCGAACTTTAGACGCATCTCCTCCTCCTTTGCTATATACGTTTCTCCTAGTAGCCTTTCACTTACTACTAGGAGAAACTCGTCTCACTACTTCCGTTGAGTGCCAGGAGGTTTTTAGAACTCGTTGGAAACCGACGGGCGGGTTGAGACTTCACCGACGGGCTTCGAGTCCGTACCAGGAGGCGTGGTACTAGGCGCATTCGACTCTAAAGCCTGTCGGCCGACTGGGGGAGTCATCTCTTCGGCTTCTTCCTCGGTGATTCCGAGGTCTTCCTCTTGAGACTTCTCGAGGATCTCCTTCTCGATGTTCTTTTGGCTTACCGCCTTAGCCACCGTCTCAGCGTGAACCTTATCGGCTTCATCCTTGAGATCAATATTGAGGCCAGCGACGAGAAGTTCGTCGGAGATCGGGATGCCATCACGCTTGAGTTGGAAGAGGAAGTTTCTACGCGACTCCTCGTCCTTCAAGTCGAGGGTCTTGAACTTCAACTCGGGGATGAGAAGCTTGGGTCTCTTCTCGAGGTAGGTTTCACCCGTGTCGGGATCGAGGTAGAGTGCCTCCTCATACACCGTTTCGGAGGAGTTACCTGAGAGTTCGTAGTCGTAGTGGCCTTGGGCTTCGGCGATGACGGCGGCTCTACGGCGGAAGTGGGTTTGAAGCCACTTTTGGTAGGTCGTCATCAGCTGAGTCACGAGTTGCATGTTGAGTGCGGAGGAGGCGTAAGACCCGTTGGAGGACCCCGAAAGCAAAGACTCACCGATACCCCAAGCCTGGAGGATTTTTCTCTCCACTCGATCGAAGTCGTTGTCGAGTCTAGGCATCGACTCTCGGCCAAACACCGAACGGATATCGAGTCCGTAGTGGTGTACGAGGAGGCGGAAATCGGCGGCTAAGGCCTCGTTGATTTGATCTCGGGTAGCTTCGAGGTCCTCAAAGTCAGGAATCCAGGGTTCTCCGCCGTCAACACGGTCTAAACCGAGTTTCGCCAGGATGAAAGGCGCGTAGAGTCTATTGGCTACGGCGTCTTGGGCGGCGCTTAGGCTTTCCTCGGTCATTAGAAGCCTAAGAACACGGAGAAGATGAGGAGTACCGTAGAGATCCCACGGAGAAACCTTGTTGACAATTCTCGAGATGTTAGAAGCGTCGACGTCTAGGAAGCTATCGAAGTTCGACTGGCCGATACCCGGGAACTTTCTCTTGATAGCGTCGAGTTCCGAGGGGAGATAGTCGCCTTGAGAGCCTCCGCGGAAGATTTCTTGCAGGTATTGAGGCGGGTAGACTCTAACAATCGGGTCTGCGGAGAAAGCCGACGGGAGAACTTCGAGATCGTCCGGGTTGAGAATCTCTTCAGAGGTCCAAACCCCAAGTTCCTGGTTGAAGGAGGCGAGTGTAGTAACCTCACCCACTGTCCAAAACTCTCTACCCATGTCTACGAGGAACTGGTTGTAGTTAAGACGATTCTCGTCTAGGAAGAGGTCTTCGTAGAAGTCTTGAAGCTCAGGGTCTTTACACTTGATCTCGAAGTCTTGTACGGGGAATCTCGAGTAAATGTCGATGCAAGTGCCTACGATGGGGTGGGTAGCGTAGTAGCCACGGCACCATTCACGGATTTGGCCACGATTCGTACTCTCAGTGAGGTCGTAGTTGATTCCCAAGTCTTCGAGAGTCTTGAGAGGCGTTCGGGTTTTAGGTAGAGCCATTTGAAGACTCGAGAGTTTACCCGAAGGCGGAGCCTTCACAGTGGAAGACCCCGCAATGAGGTTGGCTACGCGTTGCCGAAAGCCCATTTAGTACTCCATGTCTTCTTCGACAGGCCCACCATCCCCATATCTCTCCTTGTAGGAGGGGTGGTTACGGATCCATTCAGGGGAGTGCGTACCGGATTCTAGGTCGTAGTCGTAGTCGTAGATATCGTAATTGTAGGGGAGACGCCCCGCTTCGTCACTCAACTCCCGGACCTCGGCCCTTACGGCTTCGATGTCGTCGGGGTCGAGTTGGAGAATCTTCTCAACGTGTTCGTCGATGAGGTCCTGGACTTCTTCCTCGATTCTCTCGAGTGCATAGTCATCTACGTCGGCTCTAGGATCGAACATATAGTAGGAGTCCGGAGGACCTCCAGCGATCTTCATCGTGGAACGGTCAGGGACAATCCTGCGATAGAAACTCGTCTTAGTGGGAGTCTCAACGAGAGAGATGTTGGAGATGGCTCCACACGAGCATTTCTGGGAGCCGACCCTGCTCTCAAGCTCCTCACCACACTCGGGGCAGGGAATCGGCTCGTCTTTGTTGAACTCTTCACCCTCGAGGTCCGGAGAACCGTATTGGGGGAGTTTAGGAGCAACGAACTCGTCACTAGCCTTACGCTTCTTGAAGGTTCTAGAGCTGGTAACGTACTCCTCGTAGTCGTCGAAAGCGTCGTCCAGGTCCTCATCGGACGCTTCGGGAAGGACTTCTTGTGCCCTCTTGTAGAAGTCCTCACGGAGAAGGCAAAGACGGCTCTCGAGGTTACTCGAAGTCTTGGCATTTGCTAGATAGTCCGAAAAAAACGGATGCAAAGCTTTGATAGCCCGTGCGGAAAGTCGTTTCATTTCTTCTCCTTAGTAGGTCTACTCTTTAAACGAGAGTAGGGTAGGTTAGTTTGACCCTAGTTCACGCCAGAGTCTTTCGTGTTCGTCGTGGGATTGCTCTCGGAGGATTTGAAGTTCCTTCGTCTTTTCGAGTCTCTCAAGGCGAAGATCTTCACGAAGTCGCTCTTGCTGTGAAAGAAGCGATCCTTGTTGCTCCGAAAGTTCATCTACTCTTCTCACAAGACCACGAACCGTACGACTCGTGTCTTCAAGACGCGACCCGTTCTCGGAGAGTGTCGAAGTCACTGATCCAAGAGTCTTCTTGACATCCTCAATGGCGTTAACAGCCAACCAGGTAGTCTCGATGGATGCGTCGACGTCTTCTCTAATGTTTGAAGAGTGATCGTTTTGGACTTCTTCCTTAGCGAGTCTAGCTTCACGCTCGGCACCTTCAGCGACCTTCCGGGTAGTCTCGACATGCTTTGTGACATTCTCGAGTTTACTATCGAGGAGGTTCTCAAAGTACTTGGGAATAAGTCTAACAATGGCCGCGAGGGCTCCTAGCAATGCTACGATGAACACAGCTAGGGCACTCACGACCTCTTTGTTGGTGTAGATCTCAGTCACTAGACTTGTCTACGTTGGGCTCGCCACCAGGAGTGACGCGGCCTACCCAGTCCACGAAGCCGAGTTTCTTCAGGATCGTGAAAGACGTCTGGGCGGATGCTAGAATAACGCCCCAGACGGCGATGAAGTACTCCCAAGCGGCGGGGTAAGCCCCGAAAACCCACACGAGTACGGACAGGACGGCGGCTACTACGATGACGAGGACTCGTCTCTTGGTAGCACTCCAGTGCGGCAGGTCAACCGCCGCCAGGCCAGTCGTCAGGAGAGGACCGAGCAAAACTGCTACGATCTCGGGGTTGAACCCGATCCCGACGAGGAGAGTGTTCACATCAAACACTTCTTCTCCTTTCTAGTTCTTCTTATAGTTCACCGAATCTTTATCCGGCGTCTCCTCAGGGTCCGACTTATGGTCGTTGATGACCTCGTAAGTTTGACCCTGGAAGAGAATGTGGTCGCCTTTCTTGTAGAACTCGTTAGGCGACCAGTCAACAGGCTTCACCTTGATCTCGCGCCAAGCCCAAGGAGCCTTGAAGGGGTCCTGAGACTCTAGGTCTAGGAAAAGCGGTAGAATATTCTCGTATTCTACACCCTCTACCAAGACGCGCTCTCCGGGCCCAACTTCTCTCTTGAAGTCTTTGACGTCAATCGGGGGTTGGTTCCTGGCATAGTTGCGGTATTCTTGGATCTTCTCTTCGATTTCTCCACGGAGGAGAAGAGTTCTCTCCCTCTTCTTCTTTTCAGCGAGACAAGACGAAGAGAAGTCGAAGAACTCTACGTCGCCCATCGTAGTGAAGTCAGGTTTAGTAGAGTCGATGAGCATCTACTCTCCCTTCTACAGGTGTTCCCACGTGATTTGGGGGAAATCTGCTCCGGTCACAGAGATAGCATAAAACCCTGCGTCGCCTACGCCTACGTCGCCTACGCCCCTTGACTTTTCAAGGTAGAAGGTACTAATACCAGGTGTGGTTGAACTAATAGAAGGCGCGTCATTGCCAGGAGAAGAGAAGAGTTTCTGGGGGGCGAAGTAGAGTTTGAGGTCGGCAATCTCTTGAGAGATTTGAATATCCGTACTCATGCTGTTGGTACCGAATACACTGATAGCAATATTTACGTAGACGTAGTAAATGGGCCCGACAATGTGGTAGACGGTGATCTTGTAGTTTCGGGCTGTAAACTGGTAGAGTTTCTTGTCTCGGTCGAGTCTTTCGGGAAGGTCTACACCCGACTTCGGAGCGGGAGAGGACTCGAAGGTCCCCACACGCGTGGCCAAGTCACTGCTCTTCTTCTCGAGGTCGGCTTTCGTCGATTCGATGAGGTTGTTGACTTGAGTGCGGTTCTCGGAGAGTCGGTTTTGAAGACCCTGGATACTCTCCTTGGTTTCAAGTGCTTGAGTCTGGAGAGAAACTGTCTTCTTCAGGTTCTCCTCGGACTGCGCCTGGAGGGTTCTAAGGGACTCGGTGTTGGAAGCCGCCGTGTCTCGGACTCCGCCTACGATCTCGTCGATCTTATCGCGAGTGTAGGTCTGGAAGAGAGTCTCGAAGTTGTCTTCAGTGGTCATTTCTTTCTCCTTACCGAAACGACCCCATCTTCTACAGTGACAGTGAGAGGGGTGTTGGTGATAGACGCTGTGTTGTTGTCGTTGAAGAGCTCCTGGAGGGTGTAGGTCTTACCCTCCTCGAAAGTCACTTCGGCTTGAAGCCTCGTCTTCCCAGTTCTCAAGACGACAGTGAAAGTCCCAGTCGGGACGATGAGGTCGCAGTGCCCTACGAACTTGTGGAGCCCCGGGGGATAACCAGGGCGCCCTCACTCGTATAGGTTCGAGAGCCCTCGAGGCCAATAGTGCATACGAGTTGCTCTCTCGTGGGGGACTGGACGTCACCCTTCAAGTAGGCGAAAGCCATCACGCAATCCTCTCACTGTATGCGAAGGAGATGTTGAGAAGCGTCTGGAAAACCTTCCAGGTGACTTCTCCGTCCTCACCGTCAACGAACTCGGCGAACCCCCAGGAGGCAGCGAACTGGTCGACGATGTCCTTGTGGTTGCACCAAGCCCAGTACTGGAAAACTCTCCAGGTCTTGGGGCCGAGAATACCATCAAGCTCTACGGCGTCGTCTCCATTGAGGTCACGGATGCTTCCGGAGGGTACGTAAGAGTTGAGGAAGTTCTGGAAGACCTTGACGGCCGGCGAGCCGTCCTCATCCAGGACACCGTCAATCTCAGTCCCCATGACCTGCTGGAAACGGGCAATGGTCGCGGGGCCGGGGACTCCGTCCACCTCAAGGGTGATTTGGCCGTCGGTCTCGTTCTTCTCCATGGGCTTAGGGCCGGAGGCCTTGTTGCCGTGAAGTACGGAAACCGTGTTCGGGCCGGGGATGCCATCCACCTCTAAGCCGTGGTCGGCCTGGAACTTCTTGATGGCTTCGAAGGTCTTCTCACCGAGAACACCGTCGGCGCCGTCGGGGCCAACCGAGTAGCCGTTCTGTGCGAGGAGGGTTTGAATCGTGGCGACGTAAGTCTCACCGTAGCCGTTGGGGTTGTACGGGTCGTCGACCGGGACCCAGCCGGTCGACTCGGTTTCACCCCCTACGTAGCGGAGGTAGCAACTCCACGGGTAGTTGTAGTAGGAGCGGGTGTTGGTCTCGTAGTCGATCTGGTCGCCGGATTGGCCGCCAGCGATTTCGCCCCTCTCGTCGATGGAGGCTTGAGCGAGTCTTCCACCGCCGAGGTAGACGGCGACGTGGTTGGCATCGTTGAGAAGAATGTCACCCGGGTAGGGGTTACCATCGTTGGGGAGTGCAACCCAGCCGTTAGCAGTGAAGGCCGAACGCATGTTGCCTGTGTACGTCGCTCCACCGGTCTCGAAACCGGCCCAACGAGCACACTGGATTACGAGGGAGGAGCAATCGCACTCGCCGCCCTCTCGAATATCCCAGCGGTTCCACTGGTCGTAGCCTAAGTCGCCATTCTCACACCACCAAGCGATGGTGTTGATGAAGGTTTGAACGTTACCCATGATCTCCCTTTCCTAGAGTAGAGGTTATTCCACTCCTTACGAGAAAGAGTGCAGGGGTTTAGGAAATAGGTCCGAGGTATTTAGCGTACAGACAAGCAGAGTTAGCAATTGCGTCACTATCGCCAATATGGACTGCTCTGAGGTGGATTGTGGTCTTCTTAGTGAACTTCTTGATTTGACGTGCTTCAATCATGACTAGACCAGCCTCAACACCGGGAGAGGTTCCGTATTGGTAGGGCCAAGTACGGTCGAAAGGTTCGCCCCAAGCGGAAACACCACACCCCCAAATGTCTCCCCATGTTCTCGGTATACAGCGGATCATGCCGTAGATTTCATACCAGCCGGGCTCAGTGATCATGACTCCGTCCCCGTCCTGGGAAACTCTCCCCTGGAAGAAGGTTTGCTCGGCCTCCCTAAGACGGAGAACCTTCCAGTAGTCTTCCGTGGGTCGAGGCCCCGAGGGAAAGTAGAGATGACGGTTAGGTACGAAGAGGTAGCCGATAGGCGGCGCTACGAAGTTCTCCCAAGCGTAGGAGCCTTTCTTGACGCCACTCTTGTAGTACTCCAACCCTGTCGGAGTCATCCGCGTTTCTTCGTTCGGGTTGAGGGTTTTGAATGACTGCGTGGGGAGGTTGTTTTTACTGTCGAGTTCGATGAGACCGGTGAGTGTGTTAGTCTCGCGGATAAGCTGACGGGGGATGATTTCTACAGGTTCTTCATTCTTTGTTTTGAGCTCGAACTTATAGGAGTTGACTTCATCATCGCTGAGGTTGATCTCGACTCGGTTGGGTCCTAGACTCGAAATGAAGGAGCCGGTGGCGGTTTTCTGAGAGTCGTTAGTCGGCGTGAGTGTGTAGTTGATGACTACTCGGGGTCCGGACTTGTGGTAGAAGAGGAAGACGAGTTTCCTTAACTTGTTAGTTTGGGCAATACCTAAATCAAGGGTACCGAAAAATCTGAGAGACGACGTACTTGAGAGAAGACGAGACTTAGTGTTGGAAGTACCAGTGAAGTCAGGGTAGAGGCTTTTAAGAGGACCTTCCCAGGGGCCCTTTTTCCCCACCCACCAGTACATAGAGCCTTCCGTGAAGTTATTGAAGAGTCTCCGGGCATCTGTAGTGTAGTTTTCCTGGGTAATCTTCGCACCTGTGATTTGTCCACCATAGATATTCTTGCCGAAAATATCGTTGCTGATGAGGGTTCCGGGGATCTCGGCGTTTTGAGCCGTGAGCTTATCGAGGACTTCAAGTTTGTCGAACTTCGCGAGTCTAGCCCAAAGCTCTCCGTCTACGATAAGATCGGCGGAAGACTTCTTCTCTTGAAGTGAAACGTTGCTCACATAGAGTGAAGTAGTAGAGTGGACTACACTGTCATTGTAGAGAAAGGCTTGAAAGATGAGAGTGAACTCAACTGCTTCGGCAGGTAGTTCGAACATAGTTTCACATGTATGTACAACCTTATCGTTGTCTATGGTGAGTGAGGAGGCGGTGAGTTTAGTAGACTCACGGTCGGCTTCGGCTAGTAGCTTAGTACCCTGAGCGGTAATATAGAAGAGTTTAGGAGTAAAAATCTTGTTAGCGTGTTCTACGAAAGTATTCACGGAGGATTGGGGTATCGCGATTTCAAAGCGGAGAATATATCTGCGGTTTTGTGAAGGCTTGAAGGGGTGATTGAGGGTGAGTTGAGAGTTGGTTGCCTGAGTACAATCATAGCACCAAAACCAGAAATCTTCGTCTCTGTCCTCAGCGCGTCTTGTCGTCTTGAAGAAGTTCGGAGTGCCTGGCCAAGTCTTCGTAGGAGCATTGGACTCGTCTACTACCTGAACGCCCTGAGTTAAGGTATTGAGCCAAAGACGGGAGTCGCCTTCAGTGAACTTGAAGGTGGGGTCCCGAATGAGGTTATCTCCTCCACCCACTACTAAGTCGTTAGCGTAGATTTTTCTCGCGGAGAGGAGTTTCGTCATGAGGCTTTCGGTAGCCGTGATTTTCTCAGCGGTTACGGCTCCGTCAGCGATAATGGAGGACCCGATGGGACTCTCTTTCCAACTCTCGCCGTCCCAAACCCACTGGCCAATGACAGTGCCTTCCAAAGAGCTATTGGGGTATTGCCACCACAAATCACCGGGAGTGGTACCAGGCTTATTGGGTGTAGAACCGGATCTAATGATGGTCGACTTGGAGTCAACCGCCTTCTTCAACACATCTTCGCGCTCTCTTGTACTAGCCTCGAGCTCCCGCCGTGCTTCACTCACCTTGGACTCGACTTCTCCACGGACTTGAGTGAGTGCCTCGGTGTTGAGAGCGCCTGTGAGTGTTCTCACGGCTTGAGCGGATTGCTCGGTGGGCCGTCCCCAGTTGTCATAGCCGATGAAGTAGACGGTGACCGTCACAGGGAGGAAAGAAAACGCGTAAGAAATCTCGCCAGCACCGTAGAGTGACCCAAGTTCGATGATTTCGCTGGAGTCCCGAGACGTAATCCCGAAGGCTTTCACCTTGGAAAGCGAGAGTGCTTGGCTTCTATCCTCGAAGAGTCCATCCCACTTGATGCTTAGACGGTCGAGAACCGAGGTTAGAACCGGGGTAGAGGGTTTCTGGGTGACGTTAGGGCGTAGACTCGAGGATCTCACGGATTCCGGTGCCGTGAAGTCGCCGAAGAGAGTGTCCGTAACCGCTCTCACCTTGAAGAAAAGCGCGTCTACTTCGGGGAAATCGGTGATTTTGAGGTGATTCTCGGAAGTCTTCCCGTAGAGGTAGTATCCCGCACCCTCCGAAACCCACACTTCGTATTGAACATCGTTGAGTTTCTTGCCGTCCACCGTCTCATTGACTTCGGCCCAAAAGACTTTGAGGGTAGACGTGCCGTTTTCCTGGAGTTGAGTGACGAGACGGAGTCCAAGAGGCGTCTTGGGGCGACTCTTACTCGTGGAACCGCTGATAGCCATGACGCTTCCATCGGCTCCTTCGACGAGAATGCGTCCGGAACGGTTACTCCAAACCTGGTCTCCCTCTTTGAGATCGCGGTTTAGAGCCGTGTTTTGCTTAGAAGTCCTCTTGTCGAGGTACCAAACCCCACCGATACGGGAGCAAACCCACTCCTCGCCTACGCTTGGAACGGTGAAAATGGGTGAATTCGAGAGTTCGAAAGAAACCTCGAGGATGTCTCCGTAGGATTCCTGGAGGATGACTGTGCGGGACTCGATGCTAACCGTTAAGACAACGCCTTGAATCTCGTTTCCGGCATACCCCGTAGACCCGACGTTAGTAAACCTCACTTCTTTCTCCTGACTTCTTCTTGGGCTCCGAATGCCACTTGTCTCCGCAGAACGTGTAGAGAGGCCAACGCCTGAAACTTTCGCCTCGAACTCTTTCTACCTCTTCAATGAAGTATAGAATAGTTCTCTCGAGAAGGTCTTTGGAGAGGGTTTTGTTCGCCTCGAAGGCGAATTGAATAGCCTTCTCCCTGCGAATCTTGACGTCTTCGATGGCGTCGGGGTTGTTTTTGAGGAAGAGTGGAGCGTTTGTGAAGCAAAAACGCGTGAGATACTCCGGGAGAGGCTCGGAGAAGAGGGTTGGAGAGAGGTTGAGGTCGTCTAGAATCAACTCCTTCTCTACCTTGGAGGAGAGAGTAGCCTCGATTTCTTCGATTTCGTGGAGGAAAGTCGAGGGGTCTTCTTGAAGGTAGAGGTTTCGTTTAAGAAAGCGGAGACGCTTCTCTAAAGACTCGGTCATGATTCTCCTAGTAGCCTCGTCTTCCTCGAGATGCTCTTCCCATACCTGGCGTTCTTCTTTGCGAAAGAGACTTGAGTGAAGACAAAGTGTCGTTTGAGAAAGAACCCGGGGTCGGGTATCCTCCCTGGAGTCCTGAGACAGGCGGAGAAGAAAGCTTCTCTCTATTCCAGGACCCAAGTTGTTCTCCGAGAAGCCTCACAGTGACTTCCATGACGCAGTCGGCCAAGTCCTTCGTCGTACACGGACCTACGGATTGTTTCTGGACTTTGCCGTTTTGCTCCGTGAGGAACTTCAACTCCGTTTCAAGAAGACTCCCCTGCCCATCGTTGAAGAGTGAGTCTCTATAGGCGTGAACCCATCCGAGGTTCATGGCGGCTTTGAAGGCTTCGGCGGTGTCCTGGTTTCTCGAGGAGGTGAACTTGACTTCCTCGACCCTCGTCCCAAGCTTCTTGAGTTGAGTGAATCTTCGAAGTTCGCTTAAGAGAAGAATCGAGTTCCAGTGGTCGGCGGTGAAGAGTTCCATGGTCGGGAAGTTCGAGATGAGATTCTCGATGTCTTTCTCGATCTTAATGTAGTCAACCGTGTGATCCGGGAAGTCCTTGGGTTGATAGGCCCAGAGGAAGTCGAAGACGACGTGCTTCCACTTGTTTCCGTACTCGTCAGGTTCGGGACACTCCTCCAAGTGGCCAATAGCGAGGCCAAAGTTAGCATTGGTCTTGGACGGGTCACAATGGCCGTGGTAGACGAGAGCGTGAGAACCAGCGTTTTGCTCCGAAAGAACCCTACCATCCCAAAGAGGCTCGAAGATTTCATCGACTTTCTGGGGTTCCAGGTAGGAGTTGATGACTTCGGCGAATTGGGCTCTACGCTCGACCTTGAACTTCTCCGGGTCTCTTCTCTCGAGTCGAACCATACGCTCGTTCTCGATGACTCCGTTACGGAGAGGCTCGTATTGAATCGCTCCCTTGAAGGTTGTGCCTACGAGTGAGTAGGCGTGTTGCCAATCACGGTAGAGTGCCCAGGAGGGGAGTTGGACGATGAGCATTTCGGGGTCGGCGTAAGCGATTTTCTCCTCGGATTCGAGGTCTTCGGCTAGAGTGTCGTCTTTGACGTAGTCGGAAGACGTCTTCTTACCCTCGTCATTGAGGAAAGAGTCGAGGAGAATAGAACCGGACTTGTAGAGGTCGTAGAACTTGCCGACCTTCGTGTAGGGTGAGGAGGGAATGTAGGTGAGTGCTTCTCTACCAAACTGGTCGAGTGAGGGTTGGTAGGCTTCGTAGACCTCCTCTGAGGTTCTAGGGCCACCCGTTCCGGCTTGCATGTGTGCGAACTCGTCGTAGAAGTTGGCGAAGCCTACACCACCACGACCAGAGGATGAAGTGGAGGAAGCGGCGATTACTCTAACCGTGGCTACTTCGTGGTCGAGTCTAATACCGCGTCTTTCGGACTCGGCGATGAGCCTTTTGTCGGCTTCGGTTCGGAGGCTAAGAGAGTACTCATTCGAAGTCGAGATAGCGGTTTCGAGATAACGGCATCGTTCAACCGCTTGACGGATATCAGCGAAGAGAAACTTCTTGGCTTGAACCGTGTTTGTGGCGATGACCGAGAGGTAGGCGTCTTTACCCGGGGGAAGCCCGAAGTGCGATTGAAAGTCTCCGAGAGAGTAGAAGTAGGCGAGTCTCTCGGCTCCGAGAATACCACCCAACATGCCTTTAGAAGCTCGACGCCCTAGAACGTTTTGAATGTGTGGGAAGTGTGTGTAGCCGTTTTTCTTGAGATAGTCGATGCGGTACCAAATGTCGGATTGAGTACCCTCGGGTTGCGGTTGACTCCATCCCTTACGCCACTCCTCAATGACGTCTAAGTCGTATTGAGTCATCGAGTCGGTTTCGAGGTAGGCTAGTTTCAGGAAAGTGTGTTGGCGCGGGTAGAGTTTGAGGCCACAAAAACTCGGGTGGGTAGCAAAATCAATGATGGACTCCCAAGGCTTTTGAGGCGTCAAAGCGTTACGGAACTGTGAAATGAGGTCGACACCTGAGGAAAGACTCGAGAGGTTGATACTCCGCTTAGTGACCATCTAGCCTCCTTATATGCGCTATTATAAGATAAAACCATCCGGGACACATGGTCTCCAGGTGGTTTTATCGTGGTTTTTCACAGAGTTCCGAAGATTTTCCCTCTATAGGCGTAGAGAAGTCTCTCGAGTTCGACCTTCACTGTCTCCCTCTTCACTTGACTCGGGATGTATTCGTTGAGGAGCCCGAGTCTCTCAGCGATTTCTCGAAGTTCCTCGAAGTCGGCGTTTCGAAGCATCGAAGTGACGAGGAAACTCATAGGACTAGTCCACCGCCCTACCTGAGCCTTTTTGAACCACTCGCGGAACTTGGCTTCATCTTCTCTCGTGAGTCTCGAGAACGCCTTTTGGATGCGTCCTCCCAAGTATCCTTCTCTGAGGACTCCACAAGTCTTCCCAGTAGATGGGGTGATGAGCCATTGGGCTTCATAGGAGAAGGGTGCTCGGAGAACCATCGTGAAGCCGCTCCCCGAAGTCTTCTTGCTTCTCCACACGTAGTCCCAAAACTTCTTGTCACTTACGACTCGATACCACCCCTTCTTCCCAAGTCCACTTCCTCCGAACTCGAATTCGGGTCCTTCGTAGTACTTGTAGCACCCTGCGGCGATTCGAGTGATGTTGTATTGGAGGTAGTGGGAGAGAAGAGAGTCTTGAATGTCTTTGCGGACTCCTTCAAGGCTAGTGAAGCATCGAGGGTAGGAGATGGACTCGTCTAGGAGAACTTCCTCGAGTTCCTCTTGAGTCGTGATGGTGTCCATTTCACTTCTCAATCCAGTTGAACTGGACAGGGTAGGCGGAGCCCTTTTCCTCGAAAGAGACGAGTTCCTGGAAGTCGCCCGACTGGAAAAGGCGGTAGAGGTAGTTCTCCCGCGTTCCCTTTACGGCTTCACCCATACCTCCCCTTCCGTATTCGCTGGAAGTCCAAGTCCCGTCCGAGAGGAAGTGCTGGATGCCGAACTTAACCGGCTCAGCCCATCCATCTCGGGGGTCGAATCCCTTGGGAAGGATGAGGAAGTCGCCTCGCGTTGTGAAGACCAGGACGCCTCCGTTGCAATCCTCCTTGAGTTCCTCTTCGGTGAGGGTCACGGGTTCTTCACGGAAGAAGATCTCGTAGTCTTCATTCTTGGTCACCTTGACGGGGAATGCTTCGAAGTTCTTGGGGTTGATTGTGAGAGTGTACATTGTTCTTTCCTTCCTCTATACCTATATTTTATAGGATTTCCTATAAAGAATCAACTGGAAAACGAGGAAGACTTGACGAGGGGACGGGCGCAGTGGTAGGTATCACCGTACTTGTAGAAGCGCTTTACCATCAACTCAAAAAGCTCTGTGTTGTTGAGAACCTTCTCGGTCGCACCACCGAGAGAAGAATCTTGCTCATAGGTGGAGAGGGTCCAAAGAAGGGTGTCGTCGGTAGTCCTCTTGCGAGTGTAGTTGACACCCTTCGAGTCTTCGAAGTAGCTCCACACTACGAGGTTGAGATCCGCTGGGGAAGTGACCATGTAGGCTTCTTTGCCCCGCCAAATCGGGATACCTTCACCGTTCTTCTCGGAGAGTTCCTCGAGAGAATCGAGTTCCTCCGCAGGGGTCTCCTCGACCTCCTCCACCTTAACCTTCTCCTTCTCACCGAAGTAGGGGCAATAGACACCCGGAATAGGGCTTTGGGCAAGGGTACGGAGGAAGAGTGAGAAAAACTCGGCCTGTGAAAGAACTACGCCGGACTGGCAAACCCAGGAACCATCAGCGATCTTCATGTAGGAAGTCTTGCCGACAGTGATGAGACTACCAGGGAGAAACTCCTCGAAAGATTCAGCGGAGTAGATCTCGACGTCTTCGACGAGCTCTTGGCAACTAATGTAGAGAGAGGAGCCGAGACTTGCCGAAGTGAGCTCTTCCGTGAGTTTCTTCGCTTTCTCGAGGAGTTCGCCGAGCGTGTTTGAGTTGTAAGTCTTCGTATTCATGATGTTTCTCCTTGTTAGTAGAGTGAGATGACGTGTTCGTAGTTGTAGACAATGTCGAGTTTGTCGAGTGCGGCTTGAGCGAGAATTGTGAGAAACTCCGAACTATTCAACTGGGTTCTCTGGCGATACTTCCAGCGAACAGTCTTCTCGAAGATTGTCTCCTTCTCGAAAACCAGGGTCCCGTGGTTGAGTTCGAAGCGGACCTTGTCCGGGAGTTTGTCGAGGTCGTTCACGTCTCGAATGGGTCGGTTGAGTCCCTTTGCCTTGATTGAGACAACTTCGGGGGTAGTGGTGAAGTTGATGTAGTCCTGGAAGCGCTCTTTAGCCCCTTCCACGAACCAGAGGAGTTCCCTTTCCCTCATAGTGCCGTAGGCTTCGTCCGTCCAAATGAGGACTTCGCCTTCGTTTAGCACCGTTGAAGCGAGGTTGTAGAGGAGTTCCTCAGTTTGAATTGGAACATCGTCGTTTCGAATCCAGCGGACGACCCCGTTGCGGTATTCACGTCGTGTGAAAGTCGTCTTCTTCGGGTTGAGTCCAATGCAAGTGAAGGTCACTCGCCCTTCGAGCTCTTCGAGATCTTGGAGTCCAGTGATCGGCTTCGCCTTGCCTGTGACGGGAATCTCGAGAGAACCGGTTTCCCAGGAAGTAAAGTCACTGTGCTTCTTCTCCCCCTCGTCAGCGTATTCAGCGAGCTTCATTGTTCTTCTCCTCGTGGAGAGAGTAGCGGTAGTACCACGTCCCAGACGCTACGGCGGCGATGGTGGTGAGCGGGAAAGTGATGGGCCAGGGCGCCCAGAACGTGAACATCACCCAGATCACCCCTGCGTAGGCGGCGAATGCGATGATGAGAGAAGCGAACTGGACCCAATCGATCTTGTACTTCATGATATCTCTCCTTGTATGGGAGGCCCTCCTTTGGCCTCATACCTATATTTTATAGGATTTCCTATAATCAATCAACTGGAAGAAGCCTGACCCTCCCAGTCTTCGGCTTCATCAATGACGACCGTGAGTTGAGCCATTGCATCGAGAATGGCGCCTCTAAGAAAACTCCCGTGAATCTTCTTGTCGTTGACGGCATCGTAGAGAGGACGAAAAACTCCCATAGCCTCACGAGTAGTTTCGATGATTTCGTTAGTGTCCATTGTGATCATTCTCCTGAGCTAAGAGGGTAGTGGGTCTTGAGACCTTCGGCGAGGTCCTGGAGTTGGTCGTACGCCTTCGCCTTCTTCTCGAGAATCTTGTTCTTCTTAGAGAGACCACGGAGGAAGTAGACCAGTGAAGCGATAATCAGGAGAAGAACAACGTGATTCGCGGCGAAGAGGTTTCGCTGAGTCTTGAGAGAGGAGATCTCGTTCTTCTGGGACTCTTTCGCAACATCCTGGGCACCTTCGTAAACCTCGGAGTCGAGTCGAGTTCCTTTCTCAAAGTGGTAGGACTCGCCTGTGAACTTCTCTGAGTTGATTGCCGCAGCGAAGCCAACCCCTGTATCAGCGTTGAGGCAAAGGAGTACGGTTCGGGAAGGATCTTCGTTGTAGGGACCGCAAACTACGTTCCCGCCTCCGCCTGTTGCCTCAGAAGCCGATAGAATATAGTACTCCTTCCCACTCTTCTCCATAATCATCGTCTTAGGAGGGAGTTTAGGCTCGTCTCCGGGTGCCGAAACCGCTAGAGAGGGGCTAAAACCCCCGAGAAGTGCGGTGACTCCGAGAAAAGCGCTAGCGAAGATCTTGGTCTTCTTGTTCATGATTGTTCTCCTTGTTCGAATTGAACTTGTTCGAGTTGTAGTAGTGTTGAGAATGAGAGTGTGTCTCCGAACCGCTTTCCCTCACCGAAGAGGTGTTGTTGAGTCGGCGGCTCAGCGACTTTGACAGGTTTGTAGGGTACTAACCCGTCTTCGTAGGTGGATTTTGGGGTTGGAGGAAGTCTCGAAAGGAGACTCTTAGCGACTCCGCAGTAAATCGAGTTGAGTGTCATCGTGGTTTTGCGGTAGTTGAGCCTATCGAGTTCTTCTTGACACCTCCTGATGACGTCTTTGTAGGCTTTGCGGACTCGACTTCTCGCTTGAGAACTCCCTGAGAGGGTGACTTCTCTCGTGAAATAGCTTGAGTCTTCGGCGAGGAGAGTGTATCTCGGCGTGACTTCGTATGCAATGCATATCGCTGTGAGGATAAACGACTGTGCATTGGTCGTGAGTGGGTTGTCCGAGTACGTGAATTTCCTGTCATCTTCGTCGTCTACGTCGATTTCGGAGATGTTGTACTTCTTCATGAGCTTCTCGGCTTGGATGGAAGCGAGTTTCTTCTCGTTCTCGGACGAACTCGACGAAGCCAACGCGAGTAGTTGCCTTACTCGAGCTTTGATGCGCTCTTCTGCGAGTGTTGTCCTCATACCTATATTTTATAGGATTTCCTATAAATAATCAACTGGAAGAAAACCTAATCTAACAAGAGAACAACGAGTAGAACAAGATGGGAATAGGAAACCCCGTAGCCAATCCCTTCTACAAGGATCCACTACGGGGTTTCAGGTACCTCTAGAGTGACCTTACTGGATAAGAGTCACCTTCGAGTCACCGAGAGAACCATCTTCACGCACTGTTCCAGCGATGCCATCTTCGAGACCGGCCTGAACTTCGCGAGCATGCTTCTCGTGATCGTGGGAGTCTTCACCAACAACTCGACCATACGGGTGAATCACTGGAGAAGTGTAGAGGTAGCCATCGTCGCCGAGTTCCTGGTTAGCGATATCAACTTCAACGAGGAAGCCGATTTCACGGAACTTGTCTTCCGCTCTCTTCTTGAGGTCGAAAAGGGTGCGAAGATCGTCACTGCGACCGATGAACTCGTTCTGGATCTCCGCCCAAGCGAGTGTGATCCGGTTCATCTCGTCCGGGTAGAGCTCTAACTCACTCACTTCTTGTCTCCTGCCATGCGTCGGATTGCGAGAGCCCCAAAGCCTGCCGTGAGAAGACCCGTACCGATGAAGAGCGGAGTAGAATCCGAGCCGGTACGAGCGAGGCTTGTAGGGGCGGGGCTCTTAGGAGAGTTCTCCTGGGGCTTTTCAGGGGACGGAGTCGGGTCGGACTGCGGCTTATCCTCGGTCTTCTTAGGGGTCTCGGAAGGCTTCGGGGTTTCCGAGGGCTTAGAAGGCTCGGGAGCCGGAGTTGTAGAAGGCTTGGGGTTAGGAGTCACCGAAGGCTCAGGGGCCGGGTTAGAGGGCTTCGAGGGTTCGGGAGTAGGCTCGGGCTTCGTAGAGCCATCACCATCCGTACCGCCGTTAGACCTCACCGTCGCCGTGGACTCGAGCTTCATGCCATTGATTTCGGCATGATTCGTCACGGAATTCTGGCCTTCGGGGACCTTCATCTGCTCGGGCGGGTAGGTGACACACACTTTGACACCCTCGGGAGCAGTGAATCGGATCGTGTTGTCATCCACCTGGATGGCGGAGATGTCCTCGGTCGTGGCCGGATCCCACGTAGGACCCTTAGCACACTTGACGCCGGGAGAGAGTCGTGTATCGAAGTCCTTGACGGTGTACTCGACACCGCCATTGGCGATCCACTTGATGCCCCAGCCAATCGTCCCGTTATCGTTCGTCCAACCAAACTTAACGTTGGACGGCTCTGCGTATTCGTAGTGAGCCGGACCATCGCAATCATTCGTGCACTCGCCGGTGCCTTTGGCGTCGCCCCACACGAGCTTCTTCACGACTTCACCGTTCAGGGTGATCGTGCCCTCGTTCGTGCCGACAGCGCTATCCTGGAGTCTAGCACGTGCCCACCAGGTTCCGGACACGTCCGTCTTGTCGGCGTAGGCGGCGGGAATCTCGTTGACTGTACAAGTCAGGGTCGCCTGGTCGGCAGTGCAAGTGCCAATCTCAGTCCCATCACTAAGCGTAAACGGGAAGGAAGCATTCCAGACGAAGGGAGCGCTTCCGTTGGTCGGCTCGGTCGAGACCGTGAATGACTGGCCGACCTCGAGTTTCTCGGTGGACCAGGTTCCTCCAACGTTGACTTCGGAGGACGTCTGGCGAGACGAGGACGTTGCCTTCGTGATCTCCGCCCTGATCGGCGTAGAAGCGTAGGCGGCGTGTGAGAGGGAAAAGAGGAGTGCTCCTGTGAGGAGAATTCCTCCTGCGGTTCGTGTGTTCACGGGGTTTTCCTTCCGGGTTAATGAAGAAGTCGGTCTTCCTCATATCTATATTTTATAGGTTTTCCTATAATCAATCAACTGGAAAACCAAAATGCCTGGGAGACTAACGCAACTCTCCAGGAAACTAGAGGTCGATGTTCGTGTAGACTACGAATTCGCACGGTTGAGTGAAGCCTACGGAGCGTTCACTAGGAGGAGTGTACGGTACGCTCTCCCAAAACTTGCTTCGACGCCTCCACTCCTTCCTCGAAACACCCTCATCGGGGTCCGTGTTGTTCCAATACGAGAAGTCGCTACACCAATCTTGCTCGTAGAGAGCTCTCGTATACTCGTTGCATTCGGAGAACACCTTGAAGACGATTGTGTTCTTCTCAGGTCCACGCATGATTTGAACGTCGTAGAAGATGTCTAGAAGACTAAAAGTCCTCGTCGGGTGGTTCTTGAGCTCCTCCATGCGCTTGTAGAGGGCTCCCACAAGGTCGTACGTAGTGCATTTGGCGTAGTCGTCGATGTGTTCGGGAAGAATACGCCCCTTGTTAGACGGAACATCCTTCGGGAAGACGTCGAAGTTCATGTCTTCCCACGTAGCATCGACGTTTTGACGAAGACTCTCCTCGAGTTTCTCTTGTTGCTTGCGGAAGTTGGTGTAGAAAATCGGGTTGATGGTCTCTCGGATGCGATCCGCCGCTTCGAAGACACCGAGATTTGTGATGAAGTAATCGTATGCCTTAGTGCTCATTGTGCTTCTCTTTGTTCCAAGGCATTGTAGTAGTGTAGTAGATCGCGATTCTTCGTTCGAGAACCGATTCGGGTTCCTCTTCGACGACCATCTTAACGATGTCTGCGTATTCGGGAATCGTGTCGAGCATCTTGCGAACTATCTCCGGTGTTAGAGGAGTAGGCTCGCAGATTCTTAGAAGTGCATATTTCTCAGCTCGGCGATCCATGGCCCCTCCTAGAACGTGTCCGGGAAGGAGACTACAAACTTTCCGTCCTCGAGAGGAGTGAGAACCGAAAGTCGAGTCTTGATGTAGTTCCGGTTAGCTTGAGTGTCCGAAATGACGAGTCCCTTCCCGTTGTGTGAGACAATTTCACTCGGAAAGGAGAGAATCGGAGCGAGTTCGATCGGGAAGAAGAGTTTGAGAGTACCCCAAATGAAGTAGGAGTGTCCTGTCTCAGGAGTGAAGTCATCGAAGTCGACTCCGAGAATCACCTCTCCGCCGAGGTTTGAGACGTACTCCTCGAGTTCCTTGAGGAGAAGAGTCTCCCACTCCTTGTCCTTCTCCTGGCGGAGAGCCTTGTGTTCGACGAGTCTTAGAACGAGACGGAGTGAAGTGATGAAAGACCGTGACGGGTCTTCGGGAAGCGGGTGAGTGAAGATTTGCATTCTAGTTCCTTTCTAGTACAGAAATGCGGTCGAGAAGCTCGTTCGGGTTGGTTGAGGACCCGAGGAGAAGTGTCTTTCCGTTGAGAAAATCGGATTGGAACCTAGCCCAGGGGAGAATCCTTCCTGTGAGAGGGTAGAGTCTATGAGAAACGAGGCCGAAACCCTTGGAGATGAAGAAAGTAGAGTCCTCGGAGAGTTGGTAGACGTCCATTTGAGTCAAGAGATACTCTCTCGCGAAGTGGAAGAAGTCCTTGATAGCGCTGTTGTGTTGAGACAACATCATTGTCGTCTGGATCGAGAAGACTTCCATCCCGGTTTTCGGGAGTGGAGAGACGAGGTAGCCGCCCGACTCGTTTTCGATGAAAACCGCTCCCTTGAAGTTTCTACGGAAGTCGTCTTCGCAGTAGAGTTGAAACCCTGGGGCAAGCGATTTCACTCGATAGACTCCCCCTGGACGCTTTTCTACTGCCGAAACCCGCACACTAGAACGGTCTACTGCGATGTGATACTCCATTAGTCTTCGAGCTCCTTGAGGTAGTCGATCTCGTTGAGACGATCCGTCGGGTCGGTTGTGAAGTAGTAGCCACTCGGGACTTCGTCGTCTCCCGCGTAGAATCCTGTGATTCGGTCGGCTACCCTGCGAATCTCGTACTCTATACGGTCCGTAGTCGCCGAGTCTCCGAATGCTTCCCAGCGTAGTTCATCGCATACGTCGTCGATGTCGAGGAAACAGCGGTTGTCTTCCGAGATTTTGAGAGCTTCTTCGAACTCTTCTCGTGTTTCGATCACTTCTTCTCCTTAGAAGATGGGTTCTTACACCACTATTTTATAGGATTTCTTATAAAGAATCAAGTGGACAAAGAGAAACCTGCACCACCATTGAGGAGATGATGCGGGTTTCTTCTACTAGAACGAAGACTTGTCGCTAAGCTTGTTGACGATGGCGGCAACTTCGCAATCGAGGAAGTGAGTAGCGGGGTTGAAGCCAATGGAGTAGCCCCATTCGTCTTCGTCGAGCTTCGTGAAGAGACGTCCGTCGATGAAGATATCGGTTCCGATCTCGAGTTCGCTGAGGTCGACATTGACCTTCTCGTTGGACTTGGGTCCACCCCACATCGTGACTCCGGTCGGGACGTTGAAGGACTCTCCGATCGCATCGGCGATGATCTCGTCGGTCTCGAAATTGTTTCGCATGATTGCTCTCCTTGTAGTTGGGAGGCCTCCTGTTGGCCTCTATACCTATATTTTATAGGATTTCTTATAATCAATCAACTGGAAACACAAAGAAACACCCTCCAAACAATGAAGTCTAGAGGGTGTTTCTTAGAAAGGATCAGCGGACGAAGGGGTTAGGATAGACTTCGAAACGAAGCGGGAAGTTCGGGAAGTACTCGGCGATTGCACTCGCATTGCCTTCCGGCGAGGAGGTACCGAGACCATCCTCAAAGCGAACCCAACACTCATCGGTCCAGTGCGACCGATCGGTAACCTGGAAGGAGGAGGAGCCGTTGACGACGATTACGTCTCCTCCGAACGCTTTACTACCGGAGAGGTAGAGCTTGTAGCTGCCGAAGTCGATGACCTTATCCTCGACGAAGATCTTGTGAAGCTCTTCTTCATCCTCAATAGTGACGGAGCCTGCCGGGCTAGAGTAAGGACCACGCGCGAATCTAGCCCCCTTGCCGTTATAGTCTCTCATGGCTAGGCTAAAAGCAAAACTCGTACTAGACAGGTAGCTTCCCATGAGGTAATCACCCGTCCAACCACGGGAGGTCTTGAAGGCGTTACCAAACTCTCCGTCCTTAAAAGGCCAGCAAATACCAGTGCCGTTAGGGAGACTAGCGAGGTTTACGATCTCGTCGTCGACCGGAGCCTTCCTAGTATTCCACGTAGTAGCGTTCGGCTCCTCAGTCGTTATCTGCCCTTCGGCCGTTCTCGGCCTCTCGGCCGCTCTCGACTTCTTGGCCGTCTTCGAAGAAGTGCAAGCCTCGAGGGTCGCTTTGAAGACGTCGGTGATCTCGTTGATTTCATTTGCAGTAAGTTTTCTCACAAGGGTACTCCTATCAGCGGTAGCGGGGGAAGATTTCGAGACGGAGCGGGAAACCGGCCCTGGCGACATCATTGGCGAAACTGTCGACGTCCCAAAGCTCCTTGCCGTTCTCGTTGTAGAAGGCGTCCGCCATAGCGACGAAGTAGATGGTCGAGCCGTTAACGCGAATTACGGAACACGGATCCATCGTTGCAGGATCGAGGTAGAGGGGGTAGTTTCTAAAATTGATGAGTTCATCTTCGGTAACAGCCTCGAACCATTCGTCCTCATCCTCGAAGGTGATGGAGTCGACGGGAGAGGAGGAGGGGCCATACATGAACTTGAGGGAGTCTTCCTCGGCAAGAATCGAAGAAGCCTCTTCGTCATAGACGTAGCCGCCTCCGAAAGGAAGAGACCCGCACCAGCCCTGCGAAGTCTTGAAGGCGGTACCGTAGTCGTTGAAGAGAGTCGTGCCTACGGGAAGTGAGGCAAGGTCAACTTCGCTTCCTTCGACCAGGACTCCGTTCTCCGCGGTCTTGACCTGCGCCGTCTTCGAAGAAGAGCAAGCCTCAAGGGTTGCCTTGAAGACGTCGGTGATTTCGTTGATTTCATTTGCAGTGAGCTTTCTCATGAAACACTCCTAAATAGTAGTGAAGGATCCTTCAAAGCTTAGAGGAAGCAAGGGGTAGATTATTCCTCTGGCCAGTTGAGAAGATCGACTCGAGCGCCGTTCCCTACAGCGGTTCGACCCATCATAGCGATTTCGTAGTCATCGAAGACCGAAGAGTAGCGATCTGGAGCGATCCATCCGTCGAAGAGCTTGAAGTAGTAGACCTCAATAATGCGTAGAAGAGTTCCGGGGAGTGCATCGAGAATGTTGATGAAAGTCTCACATTCTCCCTCACTCGCTCGAACTATGAACTCTTGACGGCTCAAAGTGCGAGGAGTAGGCTCGTCTACGAGGGTTTCACGAAGCTTCTCTACGAGTTTCTCGAATTCTTCGGTGTTCACTTTCTTTCTCCTTCTTCGAATTCGTGGCATCCACGCCACTTACTCCATAAGCCCCACGTCAAAACGTTGAGAACGGGACTCTCTACGGTTAGTTCGGAATAGGCCACTTGGATTCACTCTTCCAAATAGGCTCGGACACGGGCCATCCCACGAGCGGAATGACACTTGCCTTGAATGCGATCCAGGAAAACTCCTGATTCGTGAGTTTGACATCACCTCCATGCGCTAGATGCTCCCAAGCTCCATGCGTTTGAAGAACCCAGGCGCCGTCCTTCTTGACGAACATGAACCTATCGAGAGTCGCGGATTGGCCTTCAGCGAGATTCTCGAAGTTAACCCAAACAGGTCGAGTGTAGAACATCGTCAAAGCCGAGATAACGACGGGTTCGGTCTCGAGTTCTTCGAAGTTTTCTTCGTCCCGGGCTTCTTCCACGAGTTCCTCGAGCTCCTTGAGATTCTTGATCATTACCCTCACCCTCTCAAGCGTTGGCCGGGACCTTGACAGCGCTTCTCATGAGAGCAGGAGTGCCTCCATGCTTCGTGAAGAGTAGAGCGAGTGCCTTGTCTACGAGAGTCACGGCTTCAACCCACTCTCCGTAACGCCACACATTGCCTTCCTTGACGAAGATGAACCCCAAGTACTCGATGATCGAACCCGAGTCGAGGTGAGGGAGGTCAATATCCGCTTGAGGCCAAGGCTTCGAGGTCTTGTAGATGTTCATTCGAACCGTCGAGTCTGTGTCTTCGAGGTAGGAGAGTGCGGCGTCGAGTGCCTCCCTGTCGAGTTCGAAGGTCGTGTAAATCACTTCTCTTCACCCTCTCCGGCAATGTTGAGGATCTCGACGATCTTTCCAGCTCGACGGGCTTCACGACACTCGAGAGCGAGTCCCCCGGACGTCTCCGAAACCCAGGTGTCTTCACACCGCCAAAGGTGGTTCCTGAAGGTGTAGACTCTCTCCCCGATCTGGATCTTGGAGTCGTCCTCGTGGACCGAGAAGATGTTCACTCGGTGTCCGGCGTACATTCCCTGGGTCGGAGTGAAGCAAAAGTCTTCTCCGAGTGCGACTTCCTTGGACATGTCGGAGAGGCAAGCAAGTCGAGCGACTTCTTCTTCGATCGCGCTCTTGAGCTTGTCCGAAAGTTCGTAGTTCATGATTGTTCTCCTTGTAGTTGAGGTCCTCTTCTCGGCCTCTATACCTATATTTTATAGGATTTCTTATAAACAATCAACTGGAACACAAAGAAAACCACCCTCAACAGTGAGGTCAAGGGTGGTTTTCGAGGAACCTTCCTTAGAAGGGCCCGAGGGTTGCCTTGAAGACTTCAGCGATCTCGTTGATTTCTTTTGCGGTGAGCTTCCTCATGATAGATTCTCCTTTTTAGAAGTAGAGATTAGAAAAGTTCGATGCGAATCGGAAAGAGGAGAGACTCGATCCTACTCCAGACGTTATCGTCTCCGAGATCGAGTCCGAGAAGTTCGCTTAGAGCATCGAGACCGCCCAAGAGGGGCCCCTCTTGGAAGCTCCACCACATAGACCTGTAGTGGAGGACTAGGGAGCCGTTACTAGAGCGGAAGGTGTCGGCAACACTGATAGGTCTACCAATGAAGTCCGTGAAATCGACCATAGTCCCGTTCGAAAACTCGATAAGACCCAGATCCTGGATGAGCTCCTCAACTCCTTCGGGGCTTTGAGCTTTCCAAACACCCTTCGGAGTACTGGTTTGAGGGTTGAAGGCGACTCTGGCCCCTTCGCAGAGAGGATCGTTCTCGAAAGCTTCGACAACCTCTAGGTCATTCGAGCCGAAAATCCCGTATCCTGCCGGGCCATACCAGCCGTCCAGAAGTTTAACAGCGAAGATGTCGCTATCCCAACCCTGAATGACTGTCTGGTAAGGGAGACTAGTCAAGTTGATCTGGTCTCCTCTAAGTCCCCAGAGGTTTGCACTGCCGGCGATTTTGTGGGGTCCTCTAGTCATTGCTTTCTCCTCAGTTGAGTCTCTTGAAGTGAGGACTAGAACTCCCGTCTAAAGCCCAGTCAGCGAGTTCTTCACTAGACCAGAGGGTACCCTGGTCGTCAATCCACCCTCCAGGAGTTCGGAAGATGAACCAGTTGTCATTGTCTACGCTGAGACAGGACCCATATGCACATTCTCGAGATCGAAAGTTCTATCGTAAATGTCCTCAACGAGAGTGGCCATTTCTATACTCCTTCTAGTCAGATGTGTTGTTGGTGGATAGGGCCTAAAGTCCTTCACTCTTTAGAAAGGACTCACCGGGATTCTTAGAAAGTGAGGGTCTAGACGTCTCACTTTTCGGTCAGAGACAATGTTCGCAGGAGTCTCCATCGACGATCTCGCCCTCTTGGGGCTCTGTGGCCAAGGCCCGAAGAGCGTTGAACGGAGCGATATAGTTCTCGTCCGTAGTCCTATTGAGAATGATCTCGAACCCTCCACGCCTATAGACGCGGTCGGGGTACTTCTCTTCGAGTTCTTCGAAAGTCGAGAAAATCACTTTTGTAATCCTTCCAGAATCGCGTCCGTAGAAGTCGCGTAGAGTCGGGCTCTGTTCTTTGAAGCCCCCCAGGAGAAGATTGAAGAGTTCTTCACTCGAGTAACTCCTACTCGCAGAGAGCCAAAGACCCTCGCCGTTCCAAGTCTTCAGGAAGAAGTCTCCTTGCGAACTACATAGGACCGTTTCGTCGGGGAACCCTGTGAAGTCTTCGATCGAGTAGTATGCTACGTCCCCGTCACTCCACTTGACTTTGATCTCCCTCTTAGTCACGGAGTCCGTGATGCTTTGAAGCTCTTCGAGGCATTCTTCGAGGTTCATTCGTCAACCCCCGGATCGTAGAGGCATTTGAATTGGCCTCCGAAGAGAAGAAACTTGAACATCTGGAAACTATCCGCTCTCCCCTAGAGGTTGAAACCCAGTCTCCGCTAACTGTCTTCGTGAAGGATTCGCCTCTACAGTGGAGAATTGTCCCCGTCTCGAGATCGTAGAAGTCATCGGTATTGTGGACCTCGAAGAGGACTCCCCCTCTCGTTCTTGTCGAGAATCTCGATCGGGTCATCGAGTACGACCCCGAAGAGTTCTTCCTGGACTAGGTCAAGACGCTTGAAGGCGTCTTTGAGTTCTTCACGGGTGGTCATGGTTAGACTCCTTCGATAATGTTGGGAATGTAGACGAAGTAGACGGGGAAGTCGTCGGCTTTGAGTGAGACGAAAACTGCGAAGAGTTCCTTCGCGTCGAGAGGCCTATCACGGAGGGTGGAGACCCAAGACTCCGTGCTCTTCTTCATGAAGTAGTCATTGTCGGCGTAGAGAAGAGTTCCGACCGGAAGCCAGAGAAGATCGCGATAGTTTGAGATCCCGAACCCTCTCGACTTCTCGTCTCCTGTCTTCCTCTTCACTGTGATTGGCTTTGAGAGTTTCTCCTGGGAGAGTTCACGGAGCCTTTCATAAAGCTTCGTCGTAGTCTCGTTGAGTTCCTTAGCGTCCACCCTCTTCTCCCTTCGAGGATTTGACCCGAGAACGCTCGGGATGGTAGGCGAGTCGGATCACTGCTTCATCGTCTACGGCTCGGAGAAGAAAAATGAAGAAGTCGAAGTCCGTGAGAGTCCGGTTATCGTAGGAAACCCAGAAACCGTCCGTCGTCTTCATGTAGGCGAGTCCGTAGAAGGTGATGAGGGTCCCGGCCGGAGCCTTCGAGATGCTCTCGAAGCTTCGAATCATCATCGGCTCGGCTTCGTCTTCCTGGCGGATGAAGATGTCGAAGTAGTTCGGAGTGTTGATGAACTCGAGCGACTCTTCGCGGTCTTTGAGTGCGGCTTCGATGATCTTGTCGTGGCGTCCCATTGCTCTTCTCCCCCTCTCAGTGACGTCCGGGGTAGTGGGCGAGAGAAATCTCCATGTGAGAATCCACGGCTCGGAGGATGGAGATGAAGAAGTCGAACTCAGTGAGGAAAGTTCCGTCGTGGTAGACCCACATTCCCTTGTTCGTCTTCATGTAGGAGTACGTGTTGATCGTGATGATCGTTCCGGAAGGAGCATTCGAGATGTCTCGGAAGCTCTTCACCGTCAGCGAAGCGGCCTTCTTCTCTCCGGGGATCGTGAAGTTGATCTGGTCCTTCTCGTTGAAGATGTCGGCGGCCTCGAAGCGTGCCTTCTTCGCCTCTCCGATGATCTTAGCGTAGCTCATTGTTCTCTCCTTGTAGTAGGAAGGCTTTCCTTATTGGCCTTCATATCTATATTTTATAGGATTTCCTATAAACAATCAACTGGAACACGAGGAAAATCATCGAGAAATCGTAAGATCACCGCCCTTATCTGCCACTTTGAGCATTGTGAGAAAGACCTCGCTATGCTCAGCGAAGCGTCCATCCATGCAAACCCACCCAGGAGAGTTGTAAGTCTTCATGAACTCGACATCGCCGACACTAAGACGAACACCGGCTCTAAGACTATAGAGACTAGAGATCGAAGAGACGATGAGTGGAGCTTCGCCTTCGACACGCGATTCGAACACGATAGGCACATCGAGTTGCTTTTCGAAGACTTGCATGGCTTCAAAGAAGAGTTTGTGATAAGCTTCGACGAGATCCCAATACTTACTCACGAGTAGAGTCCTTTCTAAGAGTAAACCTAGACGAAAGTCTAAGTGGACGCATCCAAGCGAGAAACGAGCCGTTGGCAGCGGCTTCGAGAATCTTTTCGTAGACTTCGCTGTGAGTAACTGGGTTACCATTCCAGCAAACCCACCCTGGAACAGTGCTAATCCTCATGTATTCGTCGTTGTGGGTATAGAGAACACTTCCATATGGGACAAGCCAAAGATTCGAGATTGAGACAATCCCGTAAGAAGACTCTCCGTCGACGCAGGACTTAATCATGATAGGTTCTTCAAGCGCCCTATCGAAAAGTTGCCCCGACGAGTCTTGAAGGGCCTGGTAGGCGTCGAGAATCTCTTGGTAGTCACCCATGAGAAACGACTCCATCCGGGTAGGGAGGCATTTTGCTGCTCTTATCGAGAAGATTGAGAATCGCGAGGTCGGACTCCTCGGATTGAAGAAAACGAAGAACGGTCTCCATGTCTCCAGGAGTGAAAGACGCGTGGGCGGACATCTCCCAGTAGGACGGGTTCACCTTCTTGAACTCGAAGATACCGGTTCGAATGACTTGGCCAACCGGAAGAGTCTTGAAGTCGTTGACATTCACTGAAAAGCCACCTCCAGGTTAATGAGAAACGCCGGATTCCGAGAAGCGAGGTAGGAGTCAATGATGAGACTCACGACTTCGAAGCTAGAAAGACGAGAGCCAAGTCCGTTAACCCACGAATCCTTCGGGAGACTCACCTTGAAGAAGTGGGTTCCATCCGAGAGTTTGATGTGTGAGCCTACTCCGAGCCTAAAGAAGTCCCTAAACGAAAGACCGAATTCGCCTCCATGATCCTTCATCGGGAGTGGGACGAAGGAGGTCTCGAGACTCTTGCGGGTTTCATCGTAGAACTTCCCGATTTGGCATCGAAGTGCGTAGAGTTCCTTGTTCACTTGAGAGCTCATTTGAGAATTCCCTTTCTAGAAGCTTTGAGCGACTACGTGAGCGAGTTTGATCTTGTCTCCGTAAAACGCTCGGGAGACGAGTTTGTAGAAGAGGTCTTTGTCCGTGATTTGAACACCTCGAGAGTCAACCCAGCGGCCTTCGAACCCTTCGAGTTTGAGAAAGACGAGTCGACTATTCGTGACGAGAACATCGCCTGGAACGAAAGTGAACCAAAAGTCATCGTAGTTGTGAATAGGCTCGTCCAGGTCAATGATCTCGAGATTCACGTCATACTTCTCGGAGATGACTTTCTCGACTTCGAGACGAGCTAGGTTGTAGTCCGTGAGAAAATTCTGGAGGGTTTCGTCAGAGGCCATTAGAGTAGCCTCCCCTCACGAGAGTCACGGTTTCTCCATTGTAGTAGTCTTCGACGAGTGTGAAGAAGAAGAAGGAGTTGGACTCCTGGTTCCCGTGTCGGTCCACCCACTTCTCAACTTTGCCGAACTTCATCTTCTCGACTTCTCCGTGAGTCTCCGTCTTGAGAATAGTCCCAACCTCCATACGAGAGAGGTCGATGAAACTCGTGATCGGCTCCTTGAGAAGTAGAACTTTGATAGTCACGCGTCCTTGAGGATCGAGTGCTAAGGCGTGGAGGTCGGCCATCTTGATGCGAGTCTCTTCGAGAAAGTTTCTAAGCATTGAGCTTCCCATGATTTGTTCCTAGCTGGTGTAGAGGCAATGAAGTGTTTCTCCGAGAGCGACTTCCTTGACGAGAAAATCGAAGAACTCGAAGAGGGTGTAGTGTGTGCCGGTAGTCGAAACCCAGAACCCCTTCCCACCCATGCGTGTTAGGAAGAAAGTCTCTAGGCCTACTTGCACTACGGTTCCGTAAGTGATGTGGTCGAAGTCGGCGGGGCACTGGATTGAGAGTGTCTTGGCGTTAGGACTCGGGAAGAACTGGAGTCCTTCCACGCAGGAATCGAAGTAGAGTCCAAGCCTCTCTCGAGTGTTTTCGCTGAGTTTAGAGACGAAGTCGGCGGGAGTGATGGCGTTTTCGCTGTAAGACTTCCCGTAGACGGCTCGATTGTAGAGGAGACGTGAGACTTCTTCGAAAGCCTCTTCGTGGTTTACTCCATCGAGACGATAAGAGACGAGTCGCGGGAGTTCGTCGATGTTGCCGGTCTCAACGCAGAACTTGTGTAGTTCCTCTTCAAAGGCGTCGAAGCGAGTTCCGGCGATTCCGTCACTGTCGGCGAGTCGACGGTCTACGGAGTGGAAGATGAAGTCGAGAGTCGGGTAGTAGGTCATAGAAGTCACCCCAGGAAGAAGCCAACGAAGTCGAGAGTGTTCACTTCGATGAGTCGAGGCTCACCGTTGTAGTTAGCGTAGTAGTAGACCAAGTCTTCTCCTTCGTGGTAGGCGCCACACTGTTCGAGGACCCCTACGATGAGTTCGAAAGCGTCTTCGAAGTCCATCTCTTCGAATCCCCCGAACTTTCGGGCCTCAATGAGGATCGCGGACTCGAGTTCCTTGTAGGTAGCCACTACTTTCTCCTCTCTAGAGCCACTTGATGAAGTCCGTGATGGCCTCATCGCTGTTGAATCGAGCGAGTTCCACGTACTCTCGAGTGGAGTGAACCCGGTAGAAGTAATCGGAGTAGTGGAGAGTCTGGTCAATCGGGAACATTCCGGTGGGGGAGAACCCGGCGGTGAAAGAACTCGTCGTAGTCGAGGGTCTCCTTGACCGGGTTGAGTCCCTTCTTCGAAACGTGGATCGGAGTCCAGACGTCATCCTTGTTGATTCGCTTCCAGGACTCGACGTATTCTCCGTCGACCTTGAACTCCTGGAGGTAGAAGTCGACGGGAGTGAGCCAAGCCGCGTCTTCCTGCGGAGTCTTGGGGAGAACCAGGTAGAAGACATGTCCGTCGTCTACGAGTGCTCCTCCTTCGAAAGCGTTCTTGAGGTTCTCGTGAGTGTAGGTCCTCGTGAAGTTCTCGTAGATGACCTCGAAAGTCCCGTCCGGATTCTTGAAGACGGGGAGAACAGTGGTCTTGTCCGCCTCAACGATGAGCGTTTGCATGTCTTTCCTCCTTGTATGTTGAGGCCTCCTGTTGGCCTTCATACCTATATTTTATAGGAAAACCTATAAACAATCAACTGGAAACACAAAACTCCTCCCAACCGATTTTGAGACTAGCCAGGAGAAACTAGAGTAAACCGATTGGGAGGGAAGAAAGGAGTCCTATATATATGGACTAGCTTAGCGGTTCCATAGGACTAGCTTAGCGGTTCCATAGGACTAGCTTAGCGGTTCCATAGGACTAGAAGGTTCTACGAACTAGAAGGAACCAGGCTTGTGATGGTCCTTGAGAACCTTGCGAATGTTCGGCTCGAAGAAGTTCGGACCCTTCATCACTTTCCCATCCTCGCGATAGATCGGCTTGCCATCCTCACCCAACTTCGAGAGATTGGAGCGGTGAACCTCCTCGAGAACATCGTCGAGTGGAATACCCAACTCAAGAGCCATACCATAGATGACGTAGACTAAGTCGGCTAAGGCGTCAGCGACTTCCACCTCATTGTAGTCACCGGGGTCTTTAGAGGGTGGAAGCGCGTTCTTGATCGTCGTCGAGTAGATACTCGTCCAAGTCTTGGAGCCGTTATCGTAGACTCCCGAGAGAAGTTCGCAAAACTCCTCGAGAATGAGACCAACACGAAGTTTAACCCTCTCCGAGGAGGGACGATGAGGGGAATCATAGACAGGCATATCGTAGACGCGGTGAAACTCTCGAACGAGTTCGGACGGACGCATGAAAGAACTCCTAGGTGGTAGTGAGAAGGCGTGGACTTCGAGTAAAGCGCTCGGAGAAAAGATTGAAAGATCTCTGAGAGCAAAACCCATATGTGGACTCAACGAAGACCCCACAAGACTGCAATAATATCAAGGAAAACGGCTACTGTGGCGAGAAAACAGAGAAAGCCGAGAACCTTCGAGAGAAAGTGATAGTGTCTAGAAGACTTCTCAGAGACAAGCATCACCGCCTTGAAGAAACACTCTCGGGAGAGAAGAAAGAACACGACTGCGAGAAGCGCGAAGAGAAACCCAAACGCGGCTAAGATGATGGAAGACATAAGAGACTACTCTCCTTCGAGATTGACGGTTCTAGTGTGTAGATCGGAAAGCGGAGAAGAGACGAGACTCTCCAGAAAATCGGAGGGAAACTCGCACTGCTCTAAAGACACTCCACACTCTTGAAGAAGCCTGAAACCTGCGTAGGAAGACCTATACTCCCTCACATAGACGACACGATCGATTCCGTAGTAAGCGATTTTCTTGCAACATCCTAGGCACGGACTATCCGAAATGTAGAGAGTAGAAAAACCCTCCAGGTCCTTTTCCAGAAGAGATAGAACGGCTTCCTCAGCATGAATGGTCCTCACACAGTGACCATCGGACATGAGGTGTCCAGCCTCGTCACATTGGGGAGTTTCCCTCGAGTGATTGACGCCCCAGCCAACAACAACTCCATCGATTGTCAGACAAGCAGCGACTCTACGACGATCGCAAGAACCCTTCGAACTTAGGGCCAAAACCCCCGCACTCATCAACGCGTCATAGAAGACGTTAGGCCGAGTGTTTCTATATATATATGGAGTGGGGTGAGAGGGTGTGGAAGAATTGAGGCTCACAGTGTCTCCTCAGTGAATGTCTCTCTGAAACTTATCTCTCCATATATCTCTTCTATAGTTAAGTTGAGTTTGAGGAGTGAGTTCATCGCGAGTTTCGGCTCGAGGATTTGAGTGAAGAGATCGCGAGAATCGAGTTCTTTGATTCCTCTCAGTGAAGTGAGGAGTTTGTCTGTGAGTTCGGGGTCGAGTTTTGAGGAAAGCACCTCCGCGACTTCCGTGAACTGGATCTTATCGTAGAAGAGCTTTTGTGCTTCGAAGTCAATCGAGTCGAGAAGATCACTTAATTGAGAGAGTAAGACTTCGGAGTCTTTCTTCAGGAACGTGTAGACTTCGGAAGAAGGTGAGCCAACCGCGAGTTTGAGAACTCCGCCCTTGATCTTCGGAGACATCGAGAGTGTGAAGTCTTTAGAGTGAAGATAGAGTGTAGAGGGTTGGACGATGACTCTATCGAAGTCGAGGGTTTGAGGGAGTTTCGCTGCGAGGGTTTTGAGGACCCCATAGACGGGAGCGGGACTTTCACGGGGATAAGAGTCGAGAATGTTTCCAGCTCCATCCGTGTTGAGGAAGACGACCTTCTCGCGATTCTCTTCGAACCAGGTTTTGAGAAGAAAGTCACGAACCGTGACGGATTGCTTGCTCCAAAACGTTTGAGAGGCATCGAAGAGCTTCACGAGTGAGAGAACGGCTTCGGAGTAGAAGTGAAATTGCTTCTCTCCAATGAGTGTGTCTACTTCACCATTCGGAAAGGTTTCGAGAACCGTCAACTCTCCAAGAGATGCTTTGAAGACATCGTACTTCTTGAACTGGTCGTATACTTCAGCGATATTCACTTGCTACCTCAATCCTCAATGATTTCGAGTTCTTCGGGTTCATCGTCAGGTTCGAAATCCGAAGCGTTGTCGAGCTTCGCGAGGATTTGCTTCATTTGATCCTCAGTGACGACTTCACGAACCGCTTGAATGATTTGAGAGAGTTGAGCCATAACCTCGACCATCGAGGAGTCTTCTTTGGCTTCCTTCTCAAACTCGTGAAGTGTCTTGGCGGCGTCGAGACCATCACGTGCGGAAACGGTCTTGGGGTTCTCGACCATGTTTTGGAAGCCGATTTGCATCATGGTCTCGGCGTAGGAGGAGTCCGTGACGAGTGAGTCCACCATCTTCTCAAGGCTTTGAGAGGCTTGAAGCGCTCTCCTCTCGAGACTCTTACGTACAATCCACGACTTCGGAGGCATGTGGTTGTGTACGTGGTTGTAGAGGCTCTGGTAGGAGATGCCTTCGCCGATCTCGCGGTACTTCTCGTTTTGAGGCTCGATCATCCGAAGAATCTCGGTGTAGGCGAGTCCGGACAAGACTAGAGTGTTGATGGTCCCAACGAAGTCTCGACCCTTCTTGCAAACACGGCATCGAGGCTCATAGGTGAACTCCGGGTTGCCTCCACCGAGGTTGACGGGAAGCGCTTCTTCGAGTGGGGTACCACCGAACACTTTGTCGTCGTAAGTTGCTTTCATCGGTCTTCTCTCGTCTTGCCCCAACCACGCTTACGAGAGTTCGGGTTGTAAGCCCTCGAGAAACTCCCGGAATAAAGGGAAGCTTCGGGGAAGCCGTTCTTGTTGTAGACCTCACGGGTTCTACGATACTCGATTTGAGTAGCCAAGAGAGTTCTTCTCTTCTCGGCCGTGCGCTTCTCGGGAGGAAGATTGCGTCTCCACTCCACTAAGAGGCCTTCGGTGAGGTCCTCTAAGTGTCCATCAATCCCGTATTTCATAACCCCAGCTCCTCGGCTAGAATACGAAGCCCCTCGGCGGCGACTTCCTTGATGTTGTATACCTTGTTGTACTTCAACCCCGTGAGAGTTGAAACGACTCGAGAGTAGATGTAGACTTCGTTGACCGCTTCCCGATGAGAGTCATCGAGTTTCAAGACGCAAGCCTTGATGTCAAAGATCGTGAAGTCTTCACCCAGGATGTTGAGAGAATAGCATCCCTCCCTCTTTGAGAGTTCCTCCCAAGCGAGAAGATTCCTCAAGCATCCTTCGAGAATCTTGAGTGCCTTAGTCCTCTCCACGACGGATCCTCCATTCGCGAATACGTTCGAGAATCCTCACAACCTGGCGAGTCTCTCTTTGAAGTGCATCCGCCTTACTCCACAGGAAGTAACGGAAGAAGGCTTGATAGCGTTCGCTTTGAGACTCTCGAGAGGCTCTCGCGGACTTGTCGGTTTGAGTACCATCCATGTATCCTTCGTAGAAGCTATTCCACGAATCGTCGGCGATGTGTTTGGCGAAAGTGGCTTCTAGGAGAAGATCAGAGACACGCTGTGAGAGAATGATTTGCTCTCGGGAGAGTTTGAGGAGAGTCTCCTCAATGTCTTGACCTGTGAGTAGAGACCAATCCTCCTTCGGGTTGCCTTTACGGTCGAGCTCCCAAATGATTCGACCCTTCTCGTCTTTGAGAAGAATGCCATTCGAGTTCACGGCAGGTTTACGAACCATCACGTAGAGGTCATCCAGGGCCGCTAGAGTGGATTCGAAGACGTCTCCGATCATTCCATCCGAAGCGGCCTTGATCTGGGAGAGAATGGCTTTGTCGTCTTGCTTCCAAGTGTAGGTGAGACGACGAAAGAGGCTATTCTTCCTGCGAAGTGAAGCGACTCCATCCGAGAGTTTCGTCTCGGTTACGTCGGAGTCGATGTCTTCCTGGTATTGCTTACGGAGTTTCTCAGCGATCTCTCCGTAAGGGTCTTTCCCCTCATCGAGTGAATTCATCCCACTCACCCTCCTTGACCCCCGTGTAGGCGATGGCAATAGCATCGAAGACGTCGGGCTTGACTCCTTTCTCTTCTTTGAGGTTGAAGATCTCGGAGACGCTCCGGCGGACATCGTCCTTAGAAGCGCGGTAGTTGCCTGTCACGAACTTCTTGACGGAAACGGCCGCGTACTCCTTGTACTTCCTCTCTCCGAGAATAGCGAAGGACCTCAGGAAATTCTCGGTTCCAAGAATGCGATCTCTTTGACCCATGTGTTGAGTAGGAACACGCTCAACGGCGATGGCGTCGATGTGTCCGATCTTCTCCTCGGCTCTATCCAGGAAGTTACGTAAGGCGACCATACCCTCGATCGTCTTCCCGTTGAGGGTCGTCTCCTTGAAGGTGGGAGAGAAGAGACCTGCTTTCACCAGGACACCATCCTCGAGGAAAGCGTACCCTACGTTAACCGCTCCTGGATCAACGCCCAACACTAACACTTAGTTCTCCTTCTCTCTAAAAGGGAGTTCGTTTTCGAGAAGATGAGTGACCCAAGCCCATTTTTCGTAGACCGGATCGAGAAGTTCGGGAGTGGACTTGACGATAAACTCCTTCATGCGGTAGGGGTACTCGGTTTGTACCATGAGAATAATGCATCTCTTGAGGCCAAGCCAATGCATATAAGCGTTCATCTGGTAGACCCACTCCTTTTGGGGAGCGGACATCCTCATGAAAGTCGAGGAGGTCTTCGTCTTGATGTCGAGAAGAAAAGTCTCACCCGAGGGATGGTCAATGATGCCGTCAACGTATCCTCTACCGTGAACCTCGTGGTTGTGGACTTCACGCTCGATGTTCTCCGGCTTAGCGAGTCCTGCTTGAATGAGTTGGGTTTGAAGAATCGCGTGGTAGGTCTTCCCGATGGAAGCGGCCATCTCAAGCCCCATACTACGATGTTGAGGCTTCACTTCCCCTAACCCGTAAGCCGGTGCTTTAGCCTCATAGAGTGCTTTGGCAGTGGGAAGACACTCCGAAGAAGGGTGAAAGTACTTGTCCCCGAGACCTCTATAAGGACCCGAGTCAACTGTTACGGTGTAGTGGTCAGGCCAATTGTCGGAGAGAATCGACTTCTCCAGGTAGGGAACGAGAAGTTCACCTCTACCAAGAGAATCGAGTAGTCTAGTTCCAATCACTGAGAAACTCCTCGAGTTTGTTCATCTGTTCGAGAACTCTAGTCTTCATGGGTGGGGTCTTGTAGGCGTCGTAGAGCTTCTCGAGAAAATCAATGACCTCAACGATCTTCTCTAGATCCGGCTTGACAGGTTTGGGTTGCTCTTTGAGAGAGAGAAGCTCGGAGAAGTCTCGGAGAGGAAGTGCGATCCAATCCGATTTCTTCGTCTGTGAGCCTTCCTCGTATTCGAAGCGGACGGGGAGTGCGAAAGTCTTACCCATCCCACGCGCCTTCTCCTCCCAAGAGTCAAGGAAGACTCTCTCAAGGCTATACGACTTCTTTCTCGTAGCCTTGCAGTCGACGAGGAGGGGGAAGTTACTCTCCGTCCAATGTCCCGGAGTTACGCCGTCTCCTGGATCGTTGAATTGGTTCCCCGAAGAGATAGTGAGAGAAAGGCCGAGTGTTTCAGCGACCTCTCTCTCGTGTGTCTTCCAGTCAACTTCCGGAGTTGAACCCTGATTACTCATGTCCTAATTATATAGGAATTCTTATAACCCATCAACCGGAAACCTGGAAAAATTGTAAGATCTAGCCTTCGTTGAGACGCTTCAAGAAGCCACTCTCATCGAAATCGGATCCTGCGGCATTGTCGATGTCGAAGGACTGGGCAACTCCCTGAATCTCGTGGCCTTTAAGCTTCGCGAGAACCTTCTCCTTCAAAGCCTCCTGGATCTCCGGATGCTCCTTCACGAAGAGAATCACGTTGTCCTTGCCACGAATCTTGCCATCCGGGAACTCGGGGTAGGTGTACGTTCCTCTCGCCGGATTCTCAATGACGTCCGCCAGCATAGCCAAACGAGTAATCTCATCGAGGAAGTCGATGCCAAAGCCATACTTCGACTCGAGATTGTAGAACCAGAAATACGTGGAACGCCCGGGAGCGGAGAGAGAGTTCTTGTGAACCTTGGCGACAACCGAGAACCCCACCTGCAGGTCATCTCCATCGACCTTTTCGAAGACCTTGCCTTGACCTCTCTTGAGTTCAACACGAAGAGAAGCGGCGTGTTGCCAGGACTTGCCACCCGGAGTCATTAGACGATGGTAACCAGACATGTCTTCACGGATCTGGTTGATACCAATCGTACACGTCTCGTACTTGCCAGACATGATCTGGGCGAACTGCGAGAATCGAGTGATGGCAAGAGCGTTACCACCAATATTCCCGATCTCAGCGGACTTGCCTGTGACTCTCTGCGAGGGGGTGCCACCGATGGAGTCGAAGACGGCGATAGCGCACTCTCCGGTAGAAACGGCGTCCGTGTACATATCGGTTGCCTGCTCCACGTGGTCCGGGGCTACTACGATAACCCTCTCCCAATCCTCAACGAAGGCCTTCACCCAATCGGGAGTCAAACGGTGTTCCGCGTCGATGTAGAGGCAAAACCTGTCCGGGAAGAGCTTGAGGCAATTGTTCACCGCGTGAAGAGTGATCGTCGTCTTGCCTACGCCTGGGGCTCCAGCGAACTCTACGACTCGGTTGGTGGGTAGGCCACCAACACCTGTAGCGTAGTCGAGTGCTAAGGAGCCGGTTGAAAAGGTACGGTAGGGTGGAATCTCGGAAGCGAGCATTGCCGACCTCTCACCGTAACGGTTTTGGAGTTGGGTCTTGAGTGATTCGAGTGTTGAAATACGTGCCATGAAAAAACCTTTTCTAACGAAAGAACTCGTGCTTGGGAGGAGTAGTGGTAGTACTCTCGATATCTCTCGTGTCTCTTCCCTATAATCAATCCACTAAATCGAGTGTTAGTTTAATAGGGTAGAGGACGAAAAACAGAAACCTAGTCCTGAAGGTAGTCAAGACGCAAGACTTCTTGCACCATGACACCCCGATCGAGTCTCTTGATTTCGAGAAGAACAGGTCGACCGACCTGGTAGAGAATCTTGTTCGGAACCCACTTATTCGAGAAGACGGTCGCTGGGAAGACCTCCTCATTGTAGGTCACCTCAATGAAGGCCATCTCACCGTTTCGGGCTTGATGGGTGCGGAGACTAGAAATCATGCCACCGATTCTAGCCACCTCACCGACTTTGAGCTCATTCATCTCTCGAGGAGTCTTGAGTGCCATGGCGTCAAGAATGTCGAGATACTTTTCGAGAGGGTCTTGAGTAATGTAGTTCCCAGCGAGTTCCATCTCAATGTCGAAGATGACATTCTCGTCGGAGAGGTCAGGGACAAGAGAGTCGATCTTGTTCTTCTCATAGAAGTACCTGAGGAGTTCACTTCTATTCGGGTTGAGAGAGTCGAAGGCACCGATCTTGATGAGATTCTCGACAACGGTCTTCTTCCGTCCACCTCTACCCGAGGTCTTAGAGAGGTAGTCATCGAGTGACTCGTAGGGACGATACTTGAGAATCTCCTTAACAGCGGAGGCACCTACACTCTTGATGTCCCCAAGACCCCAGCGGATACCACTCTTGGTTAGGGTGAACCTCTCATCGGACTCGTTTACGTCGGGAGGAAGAATGGGAATGCCAGTGCGTCGGGCTTCCTTCACGTAGAGATTTGCTCTACCCGGATCGGTACGCATGAGAGCCGTGAGATACTCTCTCGGGAAGAAATGCTTCTCATAGGCGCCCCATGTCGAGATCATAGCGTAGGCCTGTGAGTGAGCCGAGTTGAATACGTAGATACCCGCCTTCTCGAGCATCTTCCAACACTCATTGGCGACCTTCACAGGGTCGCCTACGCATCCTTCGAGGAACTTAGGGTTCTTGACGCATCGCTCGATGAACTTAGGCTTCTCTTCGAGCATCTTCTCGAAGAGCATCTTACCCATGATCTTGCGAATGCCATCGGCTTCTACGAGAGAGTAACCGGCGAGAACCTGGAAGAGCTTCATGACTTGCTCTTGGTAGACTGCTACTCCGAACGTAGAAGCGAGAACCTCGGACATAAGCGGGTGCGGGGTCTTGATTTCTTCCTCACCCATTCGACGCTTCATGTAGACGTCTAGCTGGCCTGACCTCGTAACACCAGGACGGTTGACAGCGATGAGGTCAGCGATGTCTCTCTCGTTTTTCGCCTTGAAATCGGGGAGAAGTGACTTGAAGGAAGTCGTTTCAATCTGGAAAATACCAGTTGAGTCGCCTCCGTTGACTTGCTCCCAAATCTCAGGTAGAGCCATCGTCTCTTCGGGGAGTTGATAGAGACGCTTCGGGTCTTCTTCTCCGTGTGCAAGCCTATCGCACTCCATGAGAGTATCGAGATGGCGAATGCCGAGAATATCGTACTTGATGAACCCGAGCTTCTCGACGGTGGGTCCATCGAACTGCGTGACGATCTCGTTGTTCTTGACTCGGAGAGGGAGTTGACCGATCAGGGAGACGTCTGAGATTAGTGTTCCAGCGGCATGCTTGGAGGACTGGCGAACCATCCCCACCATCTCGGACATCTTCTCAAAGAGGCGAGGATACTTGGTAGCCCAAGAAGCGAGTTCTCCTCCGGTCTCACGAAGAATTTGGTCCCAGAAGACTTCAACTCTCTCTGTGTCGAGGTCCTTGACTTCGTTGATGACTTCGGACATTTTGTTGACGTCTTCGAGCGGGATTTGAAGCGCTCTACCGAGATCTCGAAGAAGACCACGAGCCTGGAGACGCGAGAACGTCCCAATACCGCAAACCCTATCACGACCGAAACGCCAGGAGAGGTACTCCTTGACTTGTCCACGGTGTGATTGAGGGAAGTCGAGGTCGATATCCGGTAGACCACCGATTCTCTCCTCAACCGAGACCACTTCGCCTACTAGATCTTCACCGAAGTCTTTGTAGTCGATCGACTTCTTCTTGGTCTCTTGAAGTTTGATGCGATCACCAGGCTTGAGGAAGCGTGCCATTACTTCGCTGCCATCCTCGAGGAAGGCTCTCTCACCGGGGCCAAGAGTAAGCGTCTCAACTCCAACGTCGATGTAGAGAAGAGAACCTCGCTGAGGATTGAGGAACCTCTCGAACATGAGACCGTATTTAATAGGGTCGATCTCAGTAATGTCGAGTAGGAAAGCTGTTAAAGAGCCTCCACCCGAACCACGAGCGGGTCCTACAAGCCAAGAAGACTTCTTGAAGGGAACGGTCGCTGGATTCTTAGCAAACTTGCAATAGTCGGCTACAATGTTGAAGTAGCCGGGGAAGCCTTTTGCCAGAATAATGGAGAGTTCGTAGTCTAAACGCTTCCGATAGTTCTCGAGAGTGTCGGGCATCTCAACACCGGCATCGAACTGCTTTACGATCTTCTCCTCGAAGCCGGACTCTACGTTGGAGAGGAAGAGTTGCTCGTCCTTAATAAAGTCCCCAGTAATGAGAGGCTCGTGGAGTTTCTTGCTAATTTCAACCCCTCTACACCTCTCGGCAATCTTGGAAGTATTCTCGATCGCCTCCTCGATGATGTCGTCACTAATACCGTGACGATTCATCCAGTAGTAGATCTCGTCATCGTCCATGATCCAGGCGGCGGTCTCGCCTCTAGTGTCGAACTGGTCCTGGTTCGTGGACATCGCCCAGACGATCTGGTGATTCTCGAAGTGGCATCTCTCAGCGTAGTGAGCATCATTCACTACGATGAGTCCTAAGCCGAGTTCACGAGCCAGGCGAACTTTCCCGTGATTCATCTTGGTGATTTGCTGGCTCACCTCGAGATCGTGAGGGTTCTTGGAGTCGATCATCTGCCACGTGTGAAGCTCCAGGAAGAAGTTCTCCTTCCCGAAAACGCTGATGAACTTCGAAACCCACGCCTTAGCTTCCTCATACTTGTCTTCAACGAGGAACCGTGCCGTGTTGGAGAGAAGACAACCATCGGAGGCAATGAGGCCTTCGCTGTACTTTCTAAGCATCTCCCAATCGGCAAGGGGGCGATAGTAGAAACCCTCAATATAGGCGAGGGAAGAGATTGCCCAGAGGTTTGAGAGACCTTTCGAGGTTTCGGCCCAAACGCAATAGTGGGAGTTGAGTCGAGACTTAGCCTCTTTGGTCTCTTCGATGGAGTCTACAACGTAACCCTCCATGCCGTAGATTGGAGTAATGCCTACTTCTTTGCAGGCCTCTTCGAGAAAAATGTGGCCACTCACTTCACCGTGGTCAGTGAGGCCAACGGCCGTTCCGTTAATCTCCTTGACTCGATCGGCGATTTGCTTGATGGAAGCATACCCGTCAAGAAAGGAGAATTCGCTGTGTGTGTGAAGTGAAACGTACTTACCCATGCTTCCTCCTCAGGAAACCTACTCCCCGCCTACATTGAAGTGGACGGGGAGTAGGGGAGAGATTACTTGGAGCGGTATTCGCGGATCTGGTCCTGGAGGGAAAGAGAACCTGCGGAGTTGGAGGAGGGCGCAGGTGCCGGATCACTGTCGGGTCCAAGATGCTTCTTGTAGTAGCCTTCGGAGCCGAGAATCTCGAGGTAGTCCTGAACAGAGAGATGGAAGAGCTTAGCGATCTTGTAGCGGTCTTCAACCTTCTCAGGATCGCGGAGTTCCTCAACTACGTCACACGGAACGATCTGGTACTTGGTGTCGAGACCGTTACCGTGACGGGTGATGGCGTAGTCACGGTCCATGATCGTGCCGTAACGAGCGAAGAACCCGTTGAGGTTGTTCCAGAAGTTCGTGAGGGAGTTCTGGACGAAACCGACCTGAGGAACGGTGAGCTTTTCACCGACCTCAAGATCGAGGCCGAGAGACTTAGCCTTCTCAGCGACCTCACTCGTAACCTCGACCTCTTCGGTGACATCGGAGTACTCGAACTCTCCGCGAGAGATTTGCTTCTCTTCACGAAGAACGGCGAGAGAAATAGCAATGTCACGAGGACGGTAGGGACGAGTGGTGCCATCCGCATTCGTCTGGACCATATCCTCGCAAATAGGGCATCGACGGTTCTTGTCGAGCTCCTTGGTGCATACGAAGGTACGACGCTTCCCGTCGTTGCAGGGGATGTACTCATGGAGACCTACTACGATGGGGTCGTCCGAAAGATTGCGGAGGATCTTGAGGTCACCCTGACCCGTAGAATCCTTCCAGTAGATCGTGAACCAGGAACCCCCTGAGTTCTGGTTAGTCGACTGGGCCGCCTTTTCAACTGCCCCGAAACCGCTTCTGAATGACATTGTGTTCTCCTAGGTGTATCTATGGGTAGGACTTTAGTCCGTACTACTAATTATATAAGAATTCCTATAATCCATCAACTGCTAGTTGCTTTTTAAGTCTCGCTTCACTTAGGAAGCTCACTTCCCGGTTTTCGAAACGCTTGACGACTTCATCAGGAGGAAGACCGGCAAGATCGTCTTCCTGACCCGTCTCGTTGACTACACTCACACTTGTGTAGTCGCTTAGACCTCTCAAGAGTCTCAAAGCCCCACTCTTGCCTGCCTGGTCATCGTCAAACCATATGATGACCTTCGAGTAGTTTCGTAGAAGCCTAATTTGCTCGTCCGAGACTTTGGCTCCAAGCGTAGAAGCGAGTCTTAGACCGGGGAGTAGACCTTTCTCTTGGAGGGTTTCGCCTACGAGAACCGAGAAGATTGACTCCACTACGAGGACTTCGTCGGATTCTTCACCACCCAAGTAGAGGACTTCACTCTTCGGGAACCCAGGCGAATTCTGGTACTTGGGTTGGCTTTGAGGAGGAAGCGCTCTCTTTTGCCATCCAACCAACTCTCCGTTCCAGAAGAGTGGAAGTGTAATACGGTTCGACTCAGGATCATACCCTACTCTATGGCGAATGATGACGTCATCTGAGACGCCTCGGGAGGAGACGTAGGGGTGAATGAAGTTCCAACCATCGAGAATCTCGGGAGAGTAGGTCGGAATTATAGGCTTTACCCTATAATCAGGCGAGAGAAGCTTGTTGATCTCCTCAAGAAAGGACTTGGAGTCCTGGTCTTGGACGCCTCTAGAGAGTTTCTGGATGACTTTGACGGCACCCTCCCAGGAGCCTTCCAGTTTCTCTAGAAGCCAGAAAAGGTCTCCACCTCCATAGGCGAAACAATGATAGAGTTTGTCGTCAACGCTTAGGCAAGCCGTGGGAGTGGAGTCTCCATGAGAGTGGTGAGGGTCAACTCGGTCGATGAGACAACTATGAATCAACTCGTCGCCGTTGGAGGAGTGGGAGAGCGAGATGTTATCGGCCTGGTAGTAGTCGAGAACGTCTTCGGCGTCTATGTTCTTGACGACCTGCAGGTATTGCCTTTTGTTAGCCCTCGCAATACTAGAAAAGCCGCTTCTCATTACTCTACTCCGGTCACACTTGCGATGGTTCCACGAGACTCGATCTTCGTTTGCCCCTTGAGACTCCAGTTTAGGAGCCACTCTTCAGGGGAACCACGGCGGATACCGAGAATCTTGAGGAACATAGAGTTGTTTGTACGGAGTTCACGTGACTGTTGAAGACCAAAGACGATGTCAGCGAACTGCTCAATCGAGGAGGAGACGGCAAGGTTTTGCATGCCAAGCTCTTCGCCTTCTTGAACGGAGGCTCGGTTCAACTGGACTGCCATGATGGTCGGGAACATCGACTCTTCGTCTTCAGAGATCGAGGACTTGAGGTCTTCCATGATCTCTTCATAAGCGGAACGACGATCTCGATAGTCACGTCGAGGCTTGATGAATGAAAGCTGGTCGATGAGAATGATGTCCGCCTCAACCTCTCGTGCTCTATTCACGATGGACTGGACAGTGCGGTCATCACGAGTAGGCTTCTCAACGTAGAAGTGTCCAAGAGAAGCGAACTCTTCCTGGGCCTCTTTGAGGTGGAGAACTTCTTCACGAGTGAGGTTGCCGTTGCTAATACTCGTCATGTCCAAACCGCTAATGTAGCCATCAAGGCGATCTTCCATGTCCGGAACAGAGACCTCCATGGAGACGAGAAGAGGGGTGAGACCCTTCTTCCTAGCCTCAACCGCCGACTTACAGAGAAGTTGAGTCTTACCGGTCTTGGCGTAGGCGGAGACGACAGCGAGTTCACCAGGCCTAATGCCTCCGATATGCTTGTCAACGTCAGGGAGGCCAAGACCAAACGGGTCGGGGTCAAACTCGGAGACTCGGGTAGCGTAACGTGATTGTCTCTCAAGAACGTTCGAGGAGATGTCGGAGCGATTCTTCCTCTCCGTCACCGAAGCGAGAACTTCCCAGAGTTCCTGGTAGGCTTCACGTGCCGATTCGAGTGGGAGTTCGTCTAGGTCCTCGGCGGCTTTACGAAGAACGTTCTGGACACGAGTCCTCGTGAACCTCTCCCGGAGTTTCTCAACAACCCAAGTCAACGATTCTTCGGGTTCAACAACCTCGATGGAGGGGAACTCTTCGAGAAGAACCCTCTTGGTCGGAGTCTTGAGAAGAGAAGAATCCTCCCAATACCGCTGTGAGAACTCGAAAGCGTTCCGGTAGAGAGGGTCGTAGATGTGTTCGGGTCGAATACCGAGGTCGAGAATACGGCGAAGATGGCCTTGCTCGATGAACCCGAGTAGGGACTTGTCTAGATCGATCAAAAGATCGGCCTCCTTTCGCCTGAGAGAACCTCATTGATTTGCTTCGACCCCATACTAGGACCCCGATGAGTCTCCGGGGCTCGGAAGTCTTCGATATTCCACCAAATGCCTTTGTTCTTCTCGAAGATCAACGAGAGAACCTGGGGAGGGTAGACGGCTTCAAGGTCTTGCTTGGACTTGTTAGTGGTGATGAGTGTAGTTTGACCTGCTTGAGTTCGTCTTCGAAGAATCGTCTCGATGATCTCTCTCGCGTGTTCCGTGTTTCGTTCTCGGCCTAGATCGTCGAGGAGGAGAACCTCGGACTTGAACGTCTTCTCTTCGAAGAACTCTCTTCTAGCGTAGTCGTGGTAGCCGTTGTCGAAGGTCTCGATCAACTGTGTCGCAGTCGAGGAATAGCATGAGACTCCGGCCTTGACGAGGTCTTTGAGGAGAAGAGAGAGAAGCATCGTCTTGCCTACGCCTACTCCACCACCGAACAAGAGACCAAGACCTCGAGAGATCAACTCCTTGAAGTTGTCTCGGAAGAGAATAGCGGTTTCGAACGGGCCCCTCTCCTCGGAGGTGTAATCCACCCAATCGAGACGCTGGTAGGTGGAGCCGATGTTGGAGACGCTGTAATGCTTCCAGAGTTGCCATTGGAGTTGGCAATCGCATTCGTAAACAGTCCCACGGAACTTGTAACTCTTCTCACCACCACAAGTGGGGCAAAACTCGTCAGGGTCTCTCAAGAATCGAGGATCCGTAGAGGCGAGGTAGGAGACTTCACTGTCGGTGAGAAACCGGTAGCGGAGAATTTCTCCCTTAAACGTCCTCATTAGAACTCCTCGAAGATGCCTGAGACGACCGGCTTCTTGGCCTGCGTAGTGACGACACCTGTCTCGTAGTTGACTTGAGTGGTCATATCGCGGTACTGGGACTCTTGCCAATCCGAGTTAGCCTTGAGGAACCACCCGGGGTGAATCGGACGATCGCCATCGGAGTAGTGTCGATAGCCGGAGTCTCTCCAAAAGAGCCACTTGAGGAGAAGCTTAGGAGAGACGTCTCGATCCTTGAAGAGTTCAGTCTTCTCGAGTCGAAGAACGGTGTTCCAGAAAAGTCTCGCGAACTTGAGCTCTTCCTCACGAGGGATAACCCTCTTCTGGTAAGTCAAGCACAGCCAAGTGTAGTACTCTCCGAGACGACTCTTGTCGAAGTCCTCGACTCGGAGGGAGTATCTCTTCTCAAAGTTGTCAAGCTCCGAAAACTTCATTTGAACCTCCTGAAGTGTTAAAATGTGTCAGCGCCAGTTATCGTTCTTGTAGAATCCGTCGTAGACCTTGTTGGAATCACAAGAGAAGACGAGAAGTTGTGCAATACTAGTCCCTCTACGAACGTAGAGAGGGATGCTTGGAGTAACCGTCATTCCGGTCGAACCCGAGTAGCCGGAATCATAGAGGCCTACCTCACCGGAGGCACCCGACTTGAAGAGAGTAGAGCGTAGAATAGAGATAGCGCATAGAGAACTCGTTAAGTGCACTTTCTCGTAGAACTCTATCTGGTAAGTCTTGTGGGGTTCAAGTTCGAGAATATCGTCGAACTCCACTTCAACGAACTCCGGGAGAATACGCTCCTCCTGGGTCAAGTCGAGGTGTCCTCGGATCTCATACACTCGATGAATACGGAGGTCAATCGAGTTGCAGGAGATGTTCTCCTGGAGAAGATTAGTGACCACCCCTAGGGTGGCAAGACGTCGTGGGTTCAGGACTGCTGTGGTCACGAGAGTTCCTTCTCAACTACAGCGATAGCCGCTTCGAGACTCTTGAATGCACTCTTGAGGTCGTCTAGAGGCGTGTTGAGAGGAATCGTGGTTCTTACGACGGTCGGGTTGTTGAGCTTGATGGCGAGAATCAAGTTCTCTTCACGAGCGGTTTCGAAGAGCTCCCAAGCCGCTTCCTTGCTCTTGAGACGAAGAGCGAGCATTAGTCCACGTCCGTTGTATCCCTCAACAACGTTCGGATACTTCTCCGCCCAAATACGGTATTGGGCCGTCATGAAGCGTGAGCACTCTTCGACGTTCTTGAGAAGCTCAGGGGTGACCTGCTTGAGGATCTCGAGTCCAGCGGCACATACGATCGGGTTACCACCGAAAGTAGTCAAGTGGGAGAGAGGCGGGTCCTGGAGCTTCTCGAAGTTCTTCTTCGAAGAAATGACCGCTCCGAACGGGAGACCACCGCCTCCGGCCTTACCAATAGTCGTGATGGAGGCTCGAACGCTGTAGGTGTCCTGGGCGAAGAATTGTCCGGTACGGCCAAACCCGGTCTGGACCTCATCGACGACAGTCATGATGTTGTTCTTGTGACACCAGGTGAAGAGCTCATCCACGAACTCTTGGGGTAGAGCCCTACAACCACCCTCACCCTGGACGAGTTCAACGAATACACCACCCAGGTTCTCAAGGAAGTCGGGTTCGAGCTCTTCGATTTGGGTGAAGAGAGGCTTGAAGGGGTCAATCCAGCGAGTGCAAGAGTCGTCTACCCCGAAGCCTTCACGGTACTTAGCGTTCCAGGTCAACTGCATCGGGCCGTAGCCTCGTCCGTGGAAAGCCTTCGTCAGTGCTAAGACGTTCTTCTTGCCTGTGATCTTGCGGACCATCTTCAAGGCGAGGTCGTTAGCCTCACTCCCGGAATTCTGGAAGAAAACCTGGCCTCCTTCGCCCCACTTCTCAACGAGAGCCTTAGCGTACTCAACCTGGGCCTTTTGAACGTGCTCTCCGTAGACCGTAGTGTGTCCGTAATCGAGAGCCTGTTCAACGAGTGCGAAGGTAGCTTTGTGATTTCTCGCTCCCAGGGAGTTCACTCCAATACCGGAAGTGAAGTCGAAGAAGGGTCGAGTCTCTCCAACACCGGAGAAAGAGCCGTACAGGTACGAACCCTCCGCTTTCTCTACAACGAGTCCGTAGGGAGACGGGGAGGTTTGAGCCACGTACTTTCGGAAATCTTGCTGGATGGTCACTTAGATGCTCCTAACTGTGAGTTGCGGAAGATGGAGAAGTTGAAGGGTTCTACGGCACCGTCGTGAGCCCAATTCGTAGTAGGCTCCTGGGATTCACCAATGAGGCAAATGCGTGTAGGCTTCCACTTCTCAAGAATTTTAAGAACCACTTCGTCTTTGAGTCGTTCTTCCGAAGCGATCGAGAGCGTAGAAACCCAATCCGGATTGAAGTCGTGGTAGGGTCCATCGTGGACGGAGAGTGTCGGGATGACGAGTGCACTCGTACCAGGAAGCGGGAAGATTTGACGACTAGAGAAGAACGGGAACCGTCCGGAAACCTCTACGCCCGTCGTGATTGCCCTAACGATTGCGTTGTCTTCACCCTTCCACGGATGCTTAAAGGACCCTGCGACGGGGACGAACTCCGTGAGAGGAGCATCTGAGACGATGATCTTAGTGTTGAGGCAACCCGAGCCACCCTCTACGGAAACATCCTCGGCGAGTCCTTCAATCACCTTGACGTTCTTGAGATCCTCCGGAGTAACGTAGGCAACCGAAAGAGCAGGTCCATAGAAGGCAATCTTGCCGTGGAACTTCTCTTGGTAGAAGTCGAGAACCTCATGAGAGCCGTAGAGGATGAGACTATCGAGGTCTTCGAATACGAAAGTTTCTCGATTGTACTCTTGAATGCCGAGCTTCTTGAGGAACTTGCCAAGAGACTCTTTGTCTTCATAGTCTCGACTCACTGAGACACGGAGTTCATCCGAGAAGAGGAAAGGGAAGAAGAGTGACTCATAGGGGGTTGTTGACCCAGTGGAAGCCAGGACCACTCCGACCTTCGTGGAGACGAGTTCGAGTCTCATTCTCTCTACGAAGTCAAAGACGTAGTCCGAAGCGCTACCTCCGAGATAGTCGTTAACCTTGTCTTTCACCCTCTTAGGGAGAAGATCGACGGCCTCGAGGTACTTTATCGCCTTCTCTTGAAGTGCATCCTTGCGTAGGTAACTCATCGCCTTGCCCTTTCAGCTGAAATAGAACAACCCTTCATGCTTGCTCCCGGAAGTCTTCCAAGTAGACGAATGTGGTTCTCGTCTACTAGTTCGGCTCGATCTTGAGTCTTGAGAGCTACGCAAGTAGAGTAGAGTCCTGGATCGAAAATGGTCAACTGGTTCGTCTCGTCATCGATTCGAACCCGGACCCAATCCGGAATACGGAATACGGGATCGACCCCCTTCCCCCAGAAAGGAGAGTTAAGCTCAGACATCCCATACTCGGTTATGAACTCGACTTCACCCTTGTAAGAGAAGGTCTCGTTGAAAAGTTTGATGAACTCTTCACGAGTGTAGTTCCGGGTGATACCCTTGTAGCCTCCAGTGTCGGTGACGATCGGGTTTTCTCCTAAGAAGGGCTTGAATCCGAACTTACGGATCTCTTCCATGATGATGATGAAGAGGTAGGAGATCCCGTAGAGGAAAAGCCTGTCACCGTTAAGAGACCGGCGAGTCATCTCGAGGACGAGATTGTCCAGGTTACTGGCTACCCCAACTCTTCCCTGGGGCGCCTTAACGAGTCGGAAAGTACTATCCGGAGCTAGCTGTCCGCGAACTCCGATGTCGAACATATATGCCAAGGATGAGTGAGGCCACTCACTAGGAGTAGGGATGAAAGCAACAGTACTTAGGTGGGAAGTATGTCCGTAAGCCTTAAAGAATTGCCTACGAATAGTGTCATCGTAGATCACTGTGCTCTCAAGAGGAGTGCGGGAAGAGTTCCCTGAGGTACCTGAAGACTCCCAAACCTTCACAGGCTCGAACCATCCGGACTTGACGAGGAACTTCGACTCCTTGTAGATCTCAATGGGGATCGGGACGATGTCATCGATAGACTCCCACTGGGAGGCATCTTCCCCCTTGAACTCAAGGAACTTCTTGTAGTAGGGGTTTAGTTCGGCTTGAATCTTCGCCATCTCGAGGATGATATCGTTCGTGTAAACCCGGCCAAGAGACCTAAGAGAGAGCTCCCTCAACCAATCAATCTGGCTATTCATCGTCCTCGCTCCGTTCCCCAAATCGCTACGTGGACCCTCATCGAGAAGTTGTATTCAAACTCGAGTGCCTTGTCGATGATGAGTTTGGCGTGTTCCTGGCAAGTCTCATGCGTTACACCCTCAGGCATAATCCATACGCTTCTAGGACTAATGCCGACAGAGCGGCAAAACTCGCGAACTTCGTCGAGGTCTTCGAGAGAGGCACAAACGAACTTGAAGTCCGCACTACGGGAGTTGAGCTCCTTAAGGACCTCAGGCCTAAACCGGACTCGAAGAGGGTTACCAGAATTCTCGAGCTTCGGAGAAACAGAGAAGAAGACGCGGAGGTCATCGTCGAAGTGGGGAGGCTTGAGAACCCCGGCCGTTTCGAACTGGACCAAGCATCCTTTAGAGAGGAGAAGGTTGACGAGACCCTGGATCTCGGAGGCCTGGAGGAGAGGTTCACCACCTGTGAGAACAACCAGGTCACCTAGCCGAAGTCCGAGACTATCGAGCTTCTCAACGACCTCCTCGGAAGACATTTGATGCTCTTCGAGAACCTGGTTGTACATGACCCCTTCACGATGCTTCTTCGCCTTGTTCTCGGTGAAAGCCCAGGTGTAGGGAGTGTCACAGAAAGAGCATGCGAGAGGACAACGAGAGGTCCTCACGAAGAAGGCTCGACGACCCGTGAATCGCCCCTCACCCTGAATCGTAGGCCCGAAGACTTCGTTAATGTTGAGGGTCATAGTAGTTCTCCTTCCTTAAGTTGTGCCTTGAACTTCTTGAACCCATACTTGTCGAAGAAGTCATTGAGGGCGTCGATGTCGATTTCACCAGGGAGAAACTCACAACTACTAAGAGGGAAGTTGGAGTAGGTTGCGAGCTCTCCACTCAACTTGATGAGACGGTAATTAGTGCGGACTCGCTCGACTTCCTCTTCAGTGAACTTGTCGTATTCTTCGAGAAGAGCGTCGAGATCGCCGTACTCTTCGATAAGCTTCCTGGCTTTGGCAGGGCCAATACCCTTGATTCCTGCGATGTTGTCGGAAGAATCACCGGTCAAAGCCCAAATCTCAGGCATACGACGAGGAGTGAGAGGAAACGCATCGGACTTCTTCTTGTTGAAGATCGTCTCCGGGGCTTTACCCATGGAAGGCTTCACGACAGTGATTTTGTCACTGATGAGCTGGCGAAGATCGTGATCCGTGGAGACAATCACCGAGGGAACACCAAGTGCCTCCGCGTTGAGAGCCGCTGCCGCCATAATATCGTCGGCTTCGACGTTCTTCTCGCGGTAGTGTCGTACCCCCAGGAGACTAAGAGCCTTCTCTAAGGGACCGAACTGGGTGAGAAACCCGTCCTTCTCCGAGTGAACTCGGTTACCTTTGTAGTCCTGGTCGAGAGAGGACCGATACTCGCTCTTACCCCAGTCGAACGTCCAGAGAATGTGGGTCGGCTGGAAAACCCGGTAGTACTTGAAGAGTGAAGAGAGTGCTCCATAGACTCCCCCGGTCAACTCTCCGTCGGCGTTCTTCAGGTACTCGTACCCGTCCTCGGTCTTCCAGCGGTGAGCGAAGAAAGCTCGAATGAGAAGATTGTTTCCGTCGAGGATCAGGAGAAGAGGATCTTTACTGGCGGCCATAAGTCCATCCGGAATCTTCCAAGGCCTGAGCCCTCTTGAGTGCTTCGACGTCGCCAACGGCATCGAAGTAGAGAACAAGGTTGTGAAGAGACTTCACGGCCTGGTCGGCGAGAGGCTTCCACTCGAACTTGAGTGCGGGCCAGTTCTTGTCACCCGAGTCTTCAACCGACTTCCAGGCACTGAGATTGAGTCCTGCGGCAAACGGGGCAGTAGTATCGTTACTACGAAGGTTTGCCGGAACCTTCTCCTCGAACTTCTTGTAGAGAGAGAACTCCCAGAGAGTGTTCATTCCCAGGAGGTGAATCTCCTTCTTGCAGGTCGCCTGGAAGTCTTCACTAAAGAGGAAGGCGGCACGTCGACGAGAGTGTTCCCAGGACTTGTGGCTCGTAGAGAAGGACGGGAGTTCAATGTCCGTCGGGGTCTCGAACAGGAGATCGTACGGAATGCCAATCGTCGTGATTCGGTCATCCTCTTCGTACTCTCGGAGAAGTTCGAGAACCTTGTCTCGGTCATCTCCCTGGAGAACTGCCATGATTCCGGTCCCGTAAGGGATTTGGTTGTTGGAGTCATCCAGGAAGGAGAAGGTACGCTCTCGGGTCTTCTCGAGGTTCCCGAGAACATCCGGAGCAATGACCTCGTAGGGTTGAATCTCCGAAATCATGTCGAAGAAGCGAGCTCCGTAGAATCCCTCACCGAGTTCGTCCGCTCCGTTGTCGAGGATTAGAGGGGCGGTTCGATTCTCATGGAGGCTTTGGGTGAGCTTGAGAGTGCGCTTCTTGTACTCCGGGGATTGCTCTACGAGGTGTGCAAGAGCGTAGGACATGGAACCAAGGTCCCAATGTTGCGCTGCGAAAGGTGGGTTAACTGCTGCTTTCATATCAACTCCTTACTAATATTATAAGTTTTCCTATAAAAGACTTCAACTGGAACAGGTTTTTAGGAACGTCTTTTCATGTTCGGGATTGAACGGAATTGCCTTGGGAAGGTTGAAGTCTACGCACCACTCCTCGATAGGAGCTCGATCACCACAGGCATGATCGAAGAAGGCCTGAACGAAGCGGAGACACTCCTTGAACTCTTCCACGTCAACCGTACCCCAGAAGAAACGGAACTCAACCGTGCCATGCTTACGAAGACTACGAAGATTCACCCCTGTCCTAGGCGTAACCGAGTAGGTGCGACCCTTCCCGTTCTTATGTCTCGGATAGTGGGCTTCTACGAGTTCGTCAATCGTCTCCGCCTTGAGAGCCTCCTCCACGCAAACAGCGGGAACAACTCGGTACATCCAGGAGTTGACCTTCCCGCGGTAGGACTTCCAGTTCTTAACCGACTCCTCATCAAGCCCACCAGGGTTAGGAGTAGGCGAGAGTTGGTACTTGACGAAGTCCTTGATCTCAACGGAGTAGGTGAGAATTTGCTTCGCTTCCTCCAGGGTCACTCCACCGATGTGAATGTGAGTGAAGGAGCGGTAGTTGATTCCGGGGTTGCAAACCGACTTGAGAGTAGCAAAGTTCTCCGCCAACTGGGAAGCGGTCAAGGTCGGAACCATGCAAATCTCACCACCCATGTGAGTGTAGCCATAGGCGGTACCATCTAGATTGCAGACGTCGGTTTCTTTATCATCGAGAACCCCCAAGTAGCCTGGAAGTTCAATGCGAGTATCCCAGTCGGTCCATTCGAGTTCGGCTCCCCAGGTGTTGATCATTAGATGCGGCCTCTCTTGAAGAGTTCGAGAACCTCATTGCGAGAATTGATGTCGAAGAAGAAGTCGCCCTCCATGCAGGAAGTGACGGTGGGAGCGGAGGAGCTAACACCACGAGTACTCATGCAAGTGTGAGTGCCCCTCACGATGACAGCAATGTCACTTGCACCTACCATCTGGCGAATCTGTGCCGCAACCTCATTCGTGAAATCCTCCTGGAGAAGAGGGAGGTTACCGATCGTCTTCACGAGTCGAGCCAACTTCGAGAGACCAACCGCCCTACCACCAGGAACATAGGCGACATCCACATCGTAGATCACTGGGAGGAAGTGGTGAGGGCAAAGACCTGAAGCCTTGATCCCGGACTGGGAAACAATCCCGCGGTAATCGGACGGGAAAGAACTCAACTTGTAGCGGTAGAGTTCATCGGCCACCTTGTCGATAGAACGGAAGTGGCCGAGAAGGAAGCGAGAAACACGTCCAGGAGTTCCAGCAAAGTTCTCATCCTCAAGATCGCAGTGAAGACCCTTGAGAACCTCCGTCATACCCTTAGTAGCCTCTTCGAGTCTCTTGTCTTCACCGGAGGAAGGAGCACAATCCTCACAGAGGAAGAAGACTTCCTTGTCGGTGTAGACGTGAGGAGCCATGTAGACACCTGAGTTGTGGACGAGGCTATTCACCCTCTTGCCACTTTCCAGGAGCTCGTCATCAGTCCTACGGCAAGAGATGCAAACTCCGGAGGGCTTCTCGATCTTCTTGAGTGCCTCCGCCGTGTAGGAGAAGAGAGTAGAATTCATGTTGTGTTGTCCTAGTTAGAAGTAGTTGTCGTACGAGGTGTGGAAGTAGATTTCATCGCCTTCGAGATCGTGAATGCGCTGTACGAACTCCTCCACGAGCTCATGCACGTCCTTGTCTGGATCAGTGATGAAGACGTAGGGGGAGTACTCACCGCTATCGAGAAGGAATCTCTCCTTGAAGGCTTCGTCGAACTTCTCTTCGACCTTACGATGGAACTCTTTGTCCTGGGGACGTACGCCATCGTCTTCGAGTTCGAGGAAGGAGGGCATCTTTTTAAGGACTCGGAAGGTAAAGAATTCACTCTCTTCCGCTTCGCACTCGTCGATAACCGGGAGAGAAACCTCACCACCCTCGGTTAATTCGGCGTAGACCCTCTCATCAATCGCACAACGATCCGAGATGAGGAAGAGAGGATCACGGAACGAACCGTACTCGTGAATCTTCTCGTTCCTCTTGGTGGAGCAAGCGGCGGGTAGAAGAGCCTCACCCTTCTCACCGTTCTCCCACCCCCGCTCCTTCATGACTTCACGAGTGAAGGACGGGAGAATCTCCGGCTCCCTCTTCGGATAGAGACGCTCAAGTTCACGGGAGAGTTCTTTGATGAAGGTAGTCTTCCCGGAGCCATGAACTCCCGAGACGCTAATGGCGAACATTAGGAAAGCTCCTTGAGGTTCTCAAGCGTCGACTTGATGAGAAGGTAACGCTCCTCACTAAGACGTCCGCTGTTGTATAGATTCTCCGACAACTTGAGAACGAGCTCCTCGGAGAAGTCTCGAATGTTCTTGTCGGTGCGTGGGATGTCGGGTGCTACACCCTCGCTATCCTTGAAATAGCCGAGGTTTTCGGCGGCTCGGACCCAGGAGCTAGACTTACCGAAAAGTCTAGCAACTTCTTGAGTCTTCATTCTATCACTCCCTGATAACAAAACGAGGAGACGACCAATCTCCGGGCTTGACAAAGGGTCGAAGCTCCTCAATGCTAATGGAGCCCGACTCGATTGCCTGGTCAAGTTTTTCGGAAGACAACGTGTAGGAGACGGAGGCGGGGATCTCAACCTTGTCGAAGAGAAGATCTAGGTTGTCCTTGAAAGCCTCCTTGAGACCCTCCGAGTCGATGATCGCCTTCTTCCGAGCCCCACCCTCTCGACAGAACTTGACTCCATCGCTGGAGACAAGACGTCCAGGCATCTGAGACACCGGAGTGTCACTTTCGACGCCTACTGACTCGAACTCTTCGTCAAGGCTCGAGAAGACGTATTGACGGAGTAGTTCCTTCCTGGCCTGGAGAGCGTTGAGGATCTTCTCAGAGCGGTGGTATTCGTCAGCGAGAAGATCGATCTCTTCCTGGGTGAGCTTACGAGGCTCATCGAGGGTGAGATTCTCGAGAAGGTTCTCTTCGTAGTCGAGTAGAGCTGCGGAGAGACTTTCAAGTGCCCCGGACTGGAGTAGCTCCGAGGTCGTCTTCTTGAAAGACTCGACGGCGGCCTTCTTCGTCTCTTTCTTGGCCTTCTCAGGCTTTGAAGAAACGATCGTGGTGAGGATCGTAGCGAGTTCTTTGTTGGACATGATTGCCTCCTGAAGGGCGTGTAGGTTTCCCCTATACCTATATTTTATAGGAAACCCTATAAAAGGTCAACTTGAAAGGGGACGAAGTTGTTGCGTCAACATAGAAGTCAACTCTTCGACGGTAGGCTCAATAAGAGCCTTGGAGAGATGGTCGACTACGAGGCGAAGCTCACCATCCTCAGGGATGCCATTCCAGGAGGCACCAGCCGAACAACCCGGCTTGACCCACGCCTCCCCATTCACAGAGATAGTAGCATTGAGTGAGACGTCCACTCGAACTTGCGTAATCTCCGCCATCTTAGTCTCCGTAAGTCGCCATTGAGGTCGGAGTCTCGTAGAGGTGAACCTTCTTCACGCGAACTTCGCCCTTGTTGAGAAGGTTACTCATCCGTCCGAAAATGAAGGCGGCGAGGTTCTCGGCGGTAGGAACGAAGGAAGAGACCGAGAGATTCCAGTTGTGGGGAGTATCCTTGAGCTTGAGAACCCAATTCTCCTGGTCGACTCCCTCGATCTTGTCTTCGCCGGAGACGTGGCTAATGCGGTAGGCGTCGAGAACTTCTCCATCGCCTACGTAGATGAGAGTACCATGGTCGAAGAGATCGTGAATTTGGGTCTTCATAACCTCCTTGAGGTCGCCGAAGTCGATGACCATCCCCTCGGAGGAGTTGTCGGGATCGTCAACGAGAGGACCTTCGACCTCAACGAGAAGACGATAGCGATGGCCGTGAGGATTACGGCACTTCGACTTGTGGTTAGGGACGCGGTGGCCCATATCCCACTCAACTTCCTTGGTAACAGTGAACTTTCTCATGTTCTTCTCCTAGTTGGTGAATTGTGAACTTGTACAAACTTTATGTGCGTCTAGGTCATAGCGTGGTTCTACGAGTCTAACACTCTTCAACTTGAGTGAAGGGCCAAAAGGAACCGGGCTCGTCCGGCCTACGACGCTTAGAACTCGCGGGTATTTGCGGTCTAGAGAGGACCAATTAGAGCGAATCGCGTTCCAATAAGCCTGGTCTTCTCTAGAGGGGTAGAGTTTCCCTACCTGGACACGTTTCTTTCCGGAGAACACGGACAGCGTAATGTAGTTGAGTAGAGGCTTGTTCTTCAATTGCCTCTCCTCGGACTTCTTGGAGAAGCCATCTACGAAGACGTAGAAGTGACTCCTCTCGGCGTAGGAGAGAAAGTCTCTACTAAGACCGGAGTCGGCGTGCTTGAAGGTTAGGCTCGGGATGCCTTCCTCGAGAAGAAGACTAGCCACGTCTTCGAAGTGTGCTACGTCAGTGTAGAAGGGAGAAAGTCTTGTGCTTCGAGTACGACACTCCTCAAGGAAACTTCTCCTCGCGTAGAAGCCGAGTTCGGAGACTTGGATCCTGTTGTACTCGTAGACGTCCTGGAGAATAAAGGTAGGTGTCCCAAACTTTCTCTGCAAAAGGAGGGAAGCTTCGGGGAGACAAGCGAAGACCTGGAAGGTTCTCACGGTGGAAACCGAAGGAACGCTAATGCCTGAGACGGTGAGATCCTCGTTTAGACACCCGAGTTGTCCGAAGAAAGTGGTTCCATTGGGGAGTTCTTCATTGAGCTCACTAGCCAACTCAGGTACCCAATCGGCAAGATCGACTCCGTTGCCGGTCTTGAGAGTGACGACACCTTCGGATTTCTCAACGAGGACGCCTACTCCGTAGTACCAGGGAGTAAGAACCCACCCCTCTCCGGGAATAGAGTCCGTGGCCATTCCTGGCACTCCGACGACTTGGTAGATGTCTTTCATACCTATATTTTATAGGTTTTCTTATAAACAATCAACTGGAAAGTGCGCCCTACGGGACTCGAACCCGTACGCCATAGGCGGTGGATTTTAAGTCCACTGCGTCTGCCAATTCCGCCAAGAGCGCAACTTCCCCAGACGCTGAGCACCGAACGCCTGGGGAAGAGTACCCCCACCGGGACTTGAACCCGGAACTCGCGGATTAAAAGTCCGCTACTCTGCCAATTGAGTTATAGGGGCAAGTTCTCACCGATGCGATTAGCACCCTCCTCACCGGTGAGACCAGATTGTTAGTCTCGTTGGACTCTCCTACTAGAATTCGTAGACTGTGACTTTGTGCCACCCGCCGTACGGGCGTCTACGAATGAGCTTTGCGAGACCTTCTGAATCATGACGACTAGCGTTACTAGAAACCCAGTAGTTCCCTACAGTATAGTCACCTTGCACGGACATGTGAGTGACTTACCGTCGTCGATGACACAGTGGTGACTTACGAAATCATTGAGATTGTAAACGACACCGTCCTTGTCTCTAATCTCAGCGCCCCTCAACTCACACTCCGCTGCCTCTTCAAGTTCGACACCGAGCATGGGTGCGAGTGTCTCCAAGAGACGGCTTACGAGTCTCTCGAATTCTTCATCGGTGATCATCAGGCTTCCTTCGTCTCAACGAGTTTGTACTTGGCAATACCCCCATTCGTCTGGATCGCGGTAGCCAATCCGTCGCGCTCCACGCCACGCATCCGTTTCCGTAGGGTAGGCATGGACGGAAGGCTTGGTCGACGAACCGCCGCCGGTCTTAAGGTCTCCAGAGGATTTTTCGAAGATGATGTAGACTTCCTCGAGCGGATTGATCATGTGTTTCTCCTTTGGTTGTTTGTTGTCGTGCTGCTACAGGACTCGAACCTGTTCCTTGGCGACTGACACCCCGTTCTTGACCAGTTAAACTAAGCAGCTTGCCACCTGACCAGGATGGCCCAACTCTTCGATGGAAGTCTTGGTCGAGACTTTTGTGCTATCAAGCAAACCCACCGTCGAGCGCTTCCGGACTAGGATTCGAACCTAGACCAAGGGCACCAAAAACCCTTGTGCTGCCATTACACTATCCGGAAAGGAGGAGAGACTAGCCACAACCCACTTTCACTCATACTAGCCTCTCCAGCGCCTCCGACAGGACTCGAACCTGCAACCTCGGGATTAGAAGTCCCTCGCTCTATCCGTTGAGCTACGGAGGCCAACTCTCGCCCAGGAAGGAAAGACAAAAACTGGGCAAGAGAGTGACTCTCACCGGGCTTGAACCGATGACCTCTTGGGTGTAAACCAAGCGCTCTACCAACTGAGCTAGAGAGTCTTGAACTCCTTACGGAACTCGATGAAGAGAACCGACGAGTTCGTCGTAGGAACTAAACTTGCCTACGAGAAGATACTTCTCGAGAGAGAATCGTGCGTTCCTAAAGCCGGATTCCAGGACAACTCTACCGGTCGAGATGATCGGAGAGATGAACTGGTAGAGGTAGTAGGCGTCTCGAGTAGATTCGCCCTTCTCGTACTCTTTAGTGAGAGAGTAGTAAGGGCTAATTTCACTGAGAACCCACTTCGCGAGTTTCGAGACCGGCTCACCTTTGCGGAACGGAGGGAGTTTCGCCTGGACAGCGAGTTGGACGCCTCCCTGAATGCCATCCTTGGGAGCACCAGTGAACTTCTTCGGGGTGAAGACGTAGCCGGACGTAGAGCCCTTTCGAAGCATCGTCACGCATCCCTTGAAGTACTTGGAGAACTCGGACTCAGTCCAGGCTTCATCGTTGAAGTCGACCTTGTAGCCGAGTGGCGTGATCTGGAAGTAGTGAGGTTCGTAGAGCTTCATGTCGATGAGGGCTTCGAATTCAGGGAACTCGTTCATGATGTCTCTCCTTGGGAGTGAGGTTGTCTTCCTTATACCTATATTTTATAGGAAAACCTATAAAAGGTCAACTTGAATCCCACCATTTTCCGCTTGGAATGCAATGGACTCGAACTGGCATTGGGAAACCATTGCCCGGTAGTAGAACGAGAGCGCTTTGAAGAACTCTACGCCGTTCTTGACACCAGAGATGGCGAGATGAAGCATCCGGAAAGGTGCACCTTGATCGGTAGTGATAGACCCGCGGACACGAAACTTTTCAAAAGCCTTCTCGTAACTATCCAGGAAGACCTTATCGGCGTCTTCGTCCGGGGTCCACTGTGCGATTCCGGTGAAGAGTTGAGAGAAGAGCTCGACTTCGAAAGTATCACCCTCATCGAGGAGGAAGCGATAGAAGGAGTCAACCTCCCTTCTCGACATTGCACCGTTCTCTCTCAGGAACTTCTCAGAAATCATTAGAACTCCTCGTAGATACCGTAGTTTGTAGGACGCACGTACTTCTTTTCGCCGACTTCGACGAAAGCCTCACCATCGTGAGTCATGATCTTCTTGAAGTGGCCTTCCTCGAGAACACGTCCACCGGGACCTGTCACTGTGTAGCCCGCCCAATCGCGGAACTCATCGTCGGGCTCTTCGTACCTATCCGCATCAATCTCGGAAACGTACTTGCGCCCCTGGACGATGAGTTCTCGGCAATGTCTCTCGTTCTCATCAGCGAACATTACGAACGTCTTTCTCGGGTCAACTTCATCGCGGAAGAGTTGTGCTTCTTCACTAACCCTCTCGAGTTCCTTGTCGGGGCCGAGCGGATCGACAGGAAGTTTGAAGTCGATCGTGGCCGGAAGACCGTTGCGAGAGGCGCGAGTTCTAGTGAGGTTTCGCTGCTCCTTGCTGGGGTCCTCAGAGAAGACAACGGAAGCGAGGTTTTGCCTCTTGCCTAAGCCGAGTGCCTGGCTGTCGTAGGGGCCGTAAGCCCCACCGGTACGAGTGTGGAGGAAGCCGTACCCGGAAGTAATGCTAACCTGTTGCTTAACAGCGGTGTCAAATGTACTACACTCTTCGCTAGGCTCGAACTCGGACGAGGAGGAGGTCAAACCGTTGAACTCGAGACGGTCAACAACGTCACGAGAAATCGACTTCTCCTTGATGTAGTAGGAGTCACGGAGGAGAAGACCGTGAGCGTCGTACTGGTAGCGTTCTACGTCAGGGGCTTCACTATCCCGTACCTGGTATAGCGGTTGGCCAAACTCTCCAAAACGAGGGAAGTTCTCTCTCGGTACATGTCGATCCTCCGAGGGGACATGGTCTCGGTCCAGAACTCTTCGATCGGAGAAGTTAGGTTCCCTGAGACGATCGTTTGTGACTCGCCCATTCGTGCAGGTGAGACGAGGTCCGCTCGGAACTGAACAAGTCCAAGAAGTCGGAAGAAGATCGCCTCGGAGGGAGAAGGATCGACTATCTCTAAAGATACTGCGAGGTTCTGGAGAAAGTCCTCCTGGTACTTGAGCCGATAACCTGTCGAAATAGTCAAACCAACGCTTTGGACACCGTGACTCTTTCTTCGTCGAAGTTCGGTAATCCAACCCGATAGAGCGAAGTCTCTCCTTAATACTACTGGGGTGGAGGGGTCTACGAGTGAGGGGTCCAGAAGATACAAACATTCTCCTTCCAGCGCAGTGGTACTCCTTGCCAGTGACTCGAGGAGAGAAGTCCTCAACCGTCTCAGGAACCTCGCCTGTCCTGCAATAGACCCGGTAAGCTTCGAGCATCGAATCGTTTTGCCTCGAGAAGGCGGCATAGAGCTCTGCGGCGGGAGTCGTGGTCGGGGCAAAGGTGAAGACGAACCACTGCGAATGAGAAGCATGGGAAGAGTGGTGGAAAGCTCCGTCAGGAAGGCCGCTTCTCCACTCGATAGTCCCTAGATAGGGGTGAAGAATGTGGTTCTTCTCGAGGTATTCGCAACCGGATCGAACCGGCTCAAGCCACTCGGAACGATACGGCTCGCCTTTCATTCTCTTCTTCCAGAAACACTCCTGGCGGACGGAGTAACTCCCGAGAACCCAACCATGACCCTTCTTCGTGATGAGTTTCTTGAAGAAGGGGTAGAGCGAAATGGCCTGCAACGCTCCAGACGGGCAACGTCCGTTGATGTGGTCAAACTCGAGAAGGCAATTCGGGAAGAGTTCCTTCTCTACGAGGCTCAAATCAATGCGACCCCAGGTCCTCTCCTTGTCGCCCCACTGGATAATACTACGATAGAAGGGGTCAAGCATGATGAGATCAAGAGACTTCACGTAATTGTGAGTGGACCAAACCGTGCTCTTGGTCTTGTCGAGTTTCTCAGTGAGTCTCTCGAGTGAGAAGAAGCCGAGTTCCGTGACACTCTTAGAAAGCTCGATCCAGATTTGAAGACCGAGGAAGGATTGAACTCCCCTCTTCCTAGGGTCTCCATTGTAGCAATTAGAGACAACGTCCTCCATCCATCCCTTGGGGAGGAAGAGGGGAGTAGTATTCTGGGTGAGTGCTCTCTCTTGGAAGACCTCGGGGTTGATCTTCACGCCTTCGAACCAGAGGTTGTTCACCCAAGCACGGACATCCTGGATCTTCACGTGAGGCGTAGGGATGCGAGTGACTTCTTCGAGCTTCCTACCAACGTAGACAGTTCGAAGGTTCCCTTTGTAGGTCAAATGACGCTTGAGACGGGTCTTGAAGAGTTGAATAGCGCCTTCTAGACCGTACTTCGATACGTTCTCAGTGAAGAAGACGCGGTAGAACTCGACGGCTACGAGAATCTCATTGAGTTCGACGTTGTCCTTCTCGGTGAACTCGGAAAGCTTCTTCTTGAAGTAGGCCTCAACCGTGTTGCCTTTGTTCTTCCAGCTCGTGAGACTCTTGCCTAGAAGAATGTAAGTCATGTACACGTCCTCGACGACTTTGTTGAGGAAGGTATCTAAAAGTTGTGTAGCCATCTCGACCGCTTTCTTATAGAAGCGTTAGGCTTCTATTTCCGCCCCTCCGGAAGGACGGTAGTACCCCCGAAAGCGATCAAAAGGAGAACTACCCCGGAGGGACGGGAATAGAAGACTAACACTTAGTCTTTGACGTTAGCTCCCTACGTCCGTCCCCTCCGGATCAGGAATGGTGGCCTTCCCTACAAGGAAAAGAAGACCACCCCCGGAAGGGACAGAAGTAAGGGGCTAACCTTGCTTAGTAGCAAGAGGGAGGCCCTTTACTCCCTATGCATAAAGTATATAGGTTCTCTTCGAAGAAAACAACTGCAAAACGAAAATTGCTCCAAATTGCTTAGAAACTCCCGGAAACTCAAGAGAAAATGCCAAAGGTTGTATGACATTAAGAAAGAACATTGTTATAGCTTCGCAGCAAAGACACTCTCGGAGAGTGTGTCTCGGTTTGGTCAGAGCGATCGCCTGAGCCTCGCGAGGGCGGGAGCGTAGTGACCAAACCAGAAGATGAGAAAGAGAATTCTTCGAAGACGTAGTCTGAGAAGAAGACTCTTTGAGTCTTCGCTTACGAATACCCGATAGGGTATGAGTATTGTAATCTTTGATTACTAATGTCACACAATCTTTACAATAACCGTAGAGAAGTGAAGGGGTTTCGAGAGAGGGTGAGTGGAGAAGCGGGTTTTGGCGAGTAGGGGGTGGGTTTTGGCGTGAGACTCGCGTAGAGGACAAAGAAATCCACCCTCCACATCGTCGTTGACGCAAAGGGTGTATGGGTGAAAAGTACAATCAGGCTTTGTCTTCCTTCGACTTCTTGAAGAGTTTCTTCTTCTTGAGCTCCTTGAGGAAGTCGAGTCCAAACGCTTCCTCCGTCATAGAAGACGAACGAGAGAAAGACTCTTGAGTGCCTTGAAGTGAGGAGGAAAGAAGGCGTCTTTCGTTGTTGACTCCCCAAATGTACTCTTCAACCGTGTCTTCGTAGTAGTAGAGACGCGATTCGAGTCCATCCAGGAAAGTGTCGGCCCTGTCGATTCTATCATTCCTCTGCATGAGTGTATCGTAGTCGTAAGGGCAATCGAAGTTGATGACGACTCGTGCTTCCGGCATGTTCATTCCATGCGATCCCGCGTCTGAGGATAGAAGAACATTGCATTCACTGGTTGTCTTGAACCTCTTTTTGGCCTCCTCGTTTTGGAGAGTCGTCTGGCCACCGTAGTGGAGTGCGTGGTTGATTCCACGAGACTTCATTTCACGCGAGATGATCTTGAGACTCAAGTTCGTCCAGTGCGTGAAGACGATGACCTTGTCTCCACCCTCAACAATCGATTCCACGTCATCTAAAACCCGCTCAAGCTTTGTCGAAGTAGACGCCGAAAGCTTCTTGAGGAGTTTCGGAGGAAGTTCAAGAGCGAGTTCCGAAGTCGTCTTCAAGAGTGACTCACCTGTTAGGCAAGAGTAGCGGAGAAGACGGAAGAACTCGAGTGTACGAACCGACTTACCATCGTAACGGCGATCGTCTTCAAGCCACAGGTCTTCGAGGTAGTCGTAGAGTTCACGATCTTCCTTCGAGAGTTGGAGAGGAATTGCTTGGAATGACATCTCTTTGAAGTACTCGCGGACGCCTGGATCGGACTTTCGGATGGCGAGAGAGTAGGGGAGTACCCTTCTCGGGGCCAAACGCACTTTGTCTAGGCTATAGATGTACTTGCGGTTCTCCTGCTCGATGATGCGACCTGTACGGAGTCGGACCTTGTATGTTCTCTTCTCAACGTGGTCGAGATAGTCTTTGCGGAAGTCCTTCAAGGTTCCGAATGGGTTCTTCTTCGACCACTGGAAGACTTTGAAGTAGCGTTCTGCGGAGTTGCCTACCACGGACGCCGTCATAGGCCAAATTACGGGCGTACAAGCCTTGAAAAGTGACTGGAGGCCTTCACGTGCCTGGTTCCCGTTCACCACCTTCTGGACCTCGTCTAGTACGAAGAGAACTCGCTTCCCTTCGATGAGGTTCTTGAGGAGCTCAAAGTCGACCGACCTGCGAGCCTTCTCATAGTTGAGAATGTAGACGTTGAAATGCTCGTTGAGATCGTAGAAGCGCTTTCTCGTCGCCTTGTCTCGATCCGGGATGCAAGGAGAAAGCGTCGTAGAAGTCTCGTAGAGTCTCCTAATCTCAGGCTTCACGGTTCGAAGAGTGAAGAAGAGGACTAAGTCGACTTCGCCTTGGTTGATGAGGTACTGCGATCCGGCCGCGGCAACCACCGACTTACCCGTTCCTGTTCCCATGTTGAAGAAGTAGAACGGGTCACCCGACTTCTTTCTCTCCAAAGCCAGGTTGAGTGCCAGGGTTTGGTAGGGGAAGAGTGAACTCCCCTCTTGTCCTCTTTTGAGAGTGAGTCCGGGAATGTCGAGAGGGTTGGTGTAGGCCTGGAGTTCCCGGTAGAGGTTGATGCTTTCCTGAGATAAGAGGACGTCTAGGCCTACCTTGTTGAGTTCTTCACTGACGTCTTCGGGGTTATCGAAAGGGTTCTTGAAGAAGACGTGGAGACTTCCTTGCACCGGAATGACCTCTAAGGGAAGTTTCTTTTGGCTAATAAGTGAGAACTTCTCGATGAAGACCTTTTGCTGTTTAGGGAAGTCACCCTTTCCGGGGAGGATCACAGCGGTCTTCTTTGAGTCCGAGTCGTGGAGGAGGTTTTGGAGCTCTTCCATACTCGTGAAGACTTTCGTTGTATTCATACCTATATTTTATAGGAAAACCTATAAAAGGTCAACTTGACTACCGTTCAACTTCGTAGTGTGGAGTAAGTTCGCACGAGTACACATAGTCCGTATCGCTCATCATGGTGACTTTGAGCTTCATCTTGTTACCGAGTTGGGGGAAGACAAGTCGAGAGTTCGGGTCGAGGATAGCGTTCGTGGCGTCGAGATAAGTAGTCCCCTCATCGTTTGAGAGTTCGTACTTGATCGTTCTCTCGAAGACTTCAACAGACGAGGTGTAGAAGGGAAGAGTGGAAGTTGAAGTAAGCTTGAGAGAGGTGTTAGGCTTCTTCACAAGGTAGGTGGTCTCAAACTCTTCCCAGGCGTTTGAAGCGACACTAGTGAACGATACAGTCGAAGTCCCGTAGGAGAGTTTGTACTCAGTTCCAGGCTCGAGAGAGTAGACTTTCACCTTAGCGCGGAAGAACCCCTCTCCAGACGGAATAGCACTAAGGGTGGGAGAGGTGGACTTGACTGAAAGACGGCCGAAGTTCATAGAGAGACTACCCTCGTCAAGAAGCAAGTGTCTTCTATCGGGACGGTCAATGACTTGAAGACCTACTTGAGTATATCTTGAGATCGACGGGAAGACTTCCGAGACGATAGTTGCTCCGGCCTGAGTAGCTGTTACAACTCCTTCACCCTTCTTGCATCCACTAAGCGTAAACTCTCCAGTCGAGTAGTCCTCTACGCGGTAGACATCGAGATCGGCGTTCGAAAGCCAATCTGCTCTAAAAACTTTGAGCTCCTTGATTCCAGCGAAGTAGCCGAGTTCAACGTCCCTCTTGACAGTCTTGATGTCGTAACGGTGTACAGAGGTGGTGGTAAACCTCTCTCGAGTAGTTAGTGTAGTGGTCTCTTTGGTGACGTCAGTGTTGTAGGTCGTCACGGTTGAGACACCGATATTCGACTTCTTCCTCTCGACGTGAGTCTCGGTCGTGTCAACCTGGACGAGATCCTCACCTGGGATGCGAAGTTGTTGGCCAGGGAAGATCCACCAACCGGGGTAACGTCTTGGGAGAAGATTGACGCGGTAGTCACTGTCGATGAGGCTCTGGTTCGCTCGGTAGATGTCTTGCCAGTTGACTCCGTAACGGGAAGCGATCTTGATGAGATAGTCGCCTCGAACCACAGTGTAGTATCGTGCTTGAGCAACCCACTTCACACCACCCGTAGTGTAGGTACGCTCACTCTCGGAAGTGCGGTGAGAGGTCGACTTTTGAGCATGACTTCCACGGTAGACTACCGAAGACGCCTTCTCCGTAGTCCAAGAGATCGGATACTTCTTATCGAAGTAGACCGGTGTATTCGAAATTGTCCTCTTACCAACCTCGATTTCGAGGTCATAATTGCTTCTCTTCCGAGTGCGTCCACGGGAAGACGTAGAACTCGAAGATTGACTCTTCTCAATCGTCGTAGTGTCATTTGAGAGTGACCCGTCAGTGTAGGTCTTCGTGTTGGTTGTAGTAGTTGTGTCAATGATTGTGGTATTTGTGGTTTTGTAAGCCGTAGCAATCTCTCGAGCTGTCTTCTTGACGTCGATAGGGAAGGTAGCATAGGAGGTTTCGATGCCCGGCTCCCAAATAGGGTAGGGCTCCTCGGTGAGGTTAGTGATCTCAAGCTTGAGGAAAGTCATGAGTCTCGGTTGAGGGAAGAAGTACCATCCCTTGTGAAGTACATAGTCGGCCCAAATAGGAGTCCACACGAGTGACGAGAAAAAGGAGGAGTCCATACCACCACGGGGAGTGTCTTCCTTCGCCCAATCGACCGCCAAAACCGTATTCATGAGAGAAGTTTCAGGCACCCCACCGTCCTTCGACTCAATGACCGGAGCCGGGAACCAATATGACTCAGGGTCCGTGGAGAGTGACTCCCAAGAAGAATCACTCAACTCCTCTCCGAGTTTGATGATGAAATAGCGAAGAGTCGCTTGGGGAGCTCTTTGCGTAACATCTCCCCACTCGACTTCTTTTGAGATTGAGGCGGTGTTTTGTACACTTGCCCCACCCACATTTCGAACTCGTATTGTAACGAGGCCGTCAGTGCTCTTAGAGATACTCCAGAAGACAGGCTTGTCAAACTTGAGTCCTGGCGTCTGTACGATAGAGGAGGAACTCCCCTGGTTAAGCCTAAACTCTCTGTTCGGAGTCGAGGTGAAAGAGAGTCCGGGGATAGAGAAGAGTGTCACAGTATCGGTTGAGTTACTATCTTTCTCGAAAGAGCCGGCGACCCAAAACTGCTGGTTCTTAGAAGTGATTCCGAGCTTGCGAGAGTCGAGAGTAACCCCCGCATCGTAAAGCCCCGACTCACTCCGGGTGCCTGTCAAGGTCTTGGGCGAGAAGGCCGTTTCGTCTAGTCTAAAAGACCCTGTGGGTTGGAAGGTCGAGTAGTAGAGATTGAGTTGCTGACCGGAGTAGACCGGGTCAATCCAGAGACGATCGATTACCTGACTTTTGCCTTCTTTGTCTCGACAGTCGACGTAGAGGCCTGTCACCGCTTCGGGGGAGGGTTGAGGCGCCGACTTCCAGAAAGTGGTCTCGTTGTCGTCTACGGCCTTGTTTGCGTCCCAGTCTTTGACCACGTGGGTGACGAAGTTGCCGAGAGAGTCCTTCGTGTCTGGGATTCCACTTGAGGCATCTCGTCTCGTATAGACTCGTCTCTTGATCTCGATGTTCTTCAACCCCAACTGGACGAGTTCATCGGGGTTCTCTCCGTTTTCAACGCGTCTCACAGCGTGGATCTCGAAGGAGGTGGCGACGATCGGGTAGACTTCCTTCGAGACTTGGATGAAGCCCTCGCCCTCACCTACTTGCACCTGGAGGACTACTCCGTTTTTGTCCAGGACAGGGAGTCTCTTCCCACCTCTATTGGTGTAGTAGAAGGTGAGAGTGGAGGAGACAAGTTTCACTTCAAACGAAATCACCCCGATAGAGGACGGAGTGTTGAAGTCGTATTGGAGAATCTCGGCGGTTTCGTCACTTCTCTTGCGAGGATGAGAGAGCCATCCATCGGTTTTCGGTTTCTCGTCGTTCGTACTCTCGCTTTTTTGCTTCTCAACAAGCCAATACGGGAGACCATCTACGCGGAGTCCGGACATTACTCTTCTCCTCCTCTAAACCACGGAGTGGTTGTTCTAGAGCTTAGTAGTTCTTCGGTGGCCAGAGAGTCGCCAGGCGAGTACTCTTTCTGTGCAACCTCATTCGAGATCGGAAGTCGATACGCCGTTTCTCCGAGGAACTCTCCGTTTTGTTCCTCTATTTGAGTCTTGAAGTCCTCGAAGAATTCGGCTTGCGAAGAGTACTTGAACGAGTAGGTATCGCCGTTTTGGGTTTTGGCGGGTGGAGCGAAGGGGGTCACACCGAACTTTCCACCGGGATAGTTGTCAGGCGAGTCGGCTTTAGGAACCGGGAGCCACTCCGTCCATTTCTGGATAGGGGCCTCAACCTGGTAACTAGACTCCTTGACTCTCTCCGACTCCGGAGTCTTTTGGCTCTGGTATGAAATACGCGTAATGCCGGTGCCTCCGAGTCGTCCCTGGACTTTCACTTGTCTATAGACGAGAGAGAACTCCTGGGTTGAGTTGAGTGCGGTGGTCGGGGACTCCTTCTTTCGATCCGACGAGAGCCAATTTCGCTGGTCCCAAACTTCCTCCGCCAGGTACTCGGGTTCCGGGATGGAGGCTAAGTCGGGGACGCCTGTGACGAATCTTTGCACTTCGAAGTACGAGTCGGTTGCCCCCACTCCACCGGGGGTGATCTCTTTATGCACCGAGAGGCCTCGAGGGTCTACGGTGACGATGCTATCCTGAGGTTTTACGAGGTCGAGGAAGCGTAGGAGTTTCGCGGTCTCTTCGCTGCTCAAGTTGACTTTGTGAGGTGTAACGACGACTTCGTTGATGAAGCGTCCTGTTCCGTTTAGAGTTGCCGCCCTACCTAAATCTCCCGAAATTGTGGGGTTCTTCGCATACCTCCACACTTCGAAAATGTCAGCCGAGACTCCGAGAATCGCTTCGCATACGAGTCGGAAGCCTTCAACCGTACTCGCTACAGTGCATGCCTCTAGGAACTTCACGGAGCGGTTCTTGTACTTCTCGTCCTTGACCTTGACCTCATCCCACTGGTCGGACGTCAAGCTATCAGTGGTAGGGTTGAAGCTATACGACTCCTCCGGGAGGCGGTTGAGTCGAAAGAGGTTGGAGAAGAGTCCATCGATGTCACGGAATTGCAAACTCTCAACCGAAGCTTGAAGCCTCAAGAGAAGGCTTTGACGATTTAAGTCTCCGGCTCCGGCACTCCCCGAGAGTGCCTCCAGGAAACGGTAGAGGTGACTCCTCTCACTTCTAGAGTACACGTTCTCATCGAAGTGGTCCATGAGCTTTTGGGTACCCTTGGGAGGGAAGTAGGGTAAGGGAAGCGTGTTAGACATCACTGCTCTCCGAACGTGTTCGTAGACTTACGCGTGAAGCTAAAGTCGTCGAATCGTGGCAACTCATCATCTTCAAGCTTGAAGTCGAAAGTGAAGGTCTGGATCGTCGTCTTGTCTCCGAAGAGGCTTTGGACACCGTAGTTTTGTACGCCATCCGAAGCGCGTGGAATCCTCACGGCGTCTACTCCGACCACTCCGTGAATGCAATGCTCAATGTCGGATAGTTGGATCCAATCGCCGAACTGGATCTTGGACGCCCAATCCGTCAAAGCTTTCTTGATAGAGGCGTCGACTGTTCTAGTATCATATCCGGTCTCGTAGATGATGAAAGCGTTCGCTCTAAGACTACGATATTGCGCAGCGTGGACTAAGACGTCAGTCGTGATTTGCCTGTTTTGGTCTAGAAGCGCTCCGGCCAACTCCGGGGTTCTATCATAGACGTACTCGACGTTGAAGATGCTCCCAGCGAGAGGCGGGTTGAGCCACTCGATTCCGCAGATTTCAAGCGATGAACCTCTCTCAACCGTCGTAGACACTACGGGATAAAAGTGGGTTCCAAGCTTGTATTCCTTGGAAGCTACCTCAATCGTCGACGGAAGGGAGAGAATCGGGGCGTGGCCTAGTCTAGAGAAGAGTGAGCCCACCTTCGGATTCGTGTTAGTGCCGAGTCTCACGAAGTTTTTGACGTTGAGGAGGTCACTTTCGTCAGACGTGAACTTCGACGTCTCGTTGACCGAAGTGATGTCGAGTACGGAAACCGGATCGCGGCCTTCTACAAAGACGTCCACCTTGTTCGTGACGTTTTTGGCCGGATCGTTACGCGACTTAGTGGAGACGTACTCGTAGGAGAGAGAGAAAGTCGTACCGGTCGGGAAGAGTTGCTCGCTGATCGCATGAATGATAAGAGGCACTTTGTACTCGGGGTTGTAGTGGACTCCACGAGTGAGGTGCCCTTCATCTGTCTTGATGTAGTCTCCAAGAGGCCAAATGTACTTCGTGTCGATTCGAGGTACCTCAACGCGTTGGTTTTGCATTTGGAGTTGCACTTCACGACGTGAAATGGGGCCTACAACCTTGACCTTCGTCACTTTTTGGAGTTGCTCGATGAGAGCCTCGTAGAAATCCTCCGTCCCTACAAGTGAGCGTAGGAAAGTGTTGCGGAAACGCGCTCTAAGCTCCGAATCGGTTTCGGGGTCAACTCCTCCAGTAAACGAATTGGCGTTGACGAGGGTTCCGACACCAAGAGAAGTAGAGTAGCCTACGACCGTTTTGGCGGGAGTGTTGCCAACCGTACCAACCACGGAGCATTCAACGTGGAGCTCTGTGGTGTTTTCGTTTCGGTTGATGAAGGCGGGGACGGTGACCTGGTAGTTGATTCGAGGCGCCGTGTCCGTTTCGGGGACGAAGACGACGGTCCCTGCCGGGATCACCACCGTGTTCGTGGCCGGAGTTTTAAGTGTGAAGGTGCATACTCCGGAGGCTCTCTTACCCTGGAGACGTCCGAAGCCGAAGAGTCCGACGAGTTGCTCGAGTTCAATACCCGTCTTGGCGTCGATGTCCCAGGAGGTGGTGGAAACCGCTGTGTCGAGGTAGGCGTTTGAGACCACTTCGGAGACCGCGTCGATGATCTTACGCTCAGGCGTACCAATCTCGGCCGAGATGGAGGGATCGGTTACTTTCAAGTAGTCTCGGATGTCTTTAGAGACTTGCTCCGGGGTTCTCATTTCGTGCCTGCTTTCACCGTGTTGATTTGACCCGCTCCGTTTCGGAAGACAATGTCGACTTTGAGGGAATCGTAGTTCGAGTGGGGGTTCACCGAAATGACCTCGGCGAGCACTTCTTCAGGAGAGTAGAGTGAGGGATTTTCCCTCACCCCGAGTTGCTGGACCTTCTGGTAGTTTTGAAGAACTCTCACTACCTCGCTTTTCAGGAAGGCGATCTCCTGCGGTCTCATTGCCTGGCCTACGTACGAGTCTAAAGTCGACCCGTAGTAGGGGTGGAACCGGTCGATGCCGAAGACTTCACGGAGCCAGAGGGAGAGGTCTTGTCTTAGCTTCTCGGTTTTCGACACGAGACTCACTCCGGACGGAGTCACTGTGAGGTCTCCGTCCGTAATTCTCAGCGATCTGGTCATCTCACTCCTTCTTTACTCTTAGAGGTTCTTTGACTGGGGTAGTTTTTCTTTTGTAGAACGAAGTGTACAAGGAGAACTAGGTCCTCTTATTTAGAAGGACCGTAGGAGGGTGTGTTCTTTAGTCAGCCCCCGAAGTCAACCCGTCGATGGAGGTGTCTCCAACCACGGAAGGAGAATTGATGGTTGCCGAAGTCGAGAATCCACTCTCGTAACTAAACGTATGGGTCACCGCTTGGACGTAGACTTGCACTCCGTAAGACTTCACGTAGACTCTCATGCCTGGGTAGAGTTCCGGCATGAAGGTGAACCTCACTCGAGTGTTGTATTGCTCGGACCACTTTTGCATGAAGGTTTGAAGCGAGATAAACCACTCGAAGGGTCCACTCTTGACGTTTGGGACGTCGTTTCTAAGAGGACGCTTGCCGAAACGCTTCATGAAGACGCTTGGCCAATCCTCGTCCGAGACACCTGGGAGGGGGCTTCCTTTGACGACCAGTTCCCTTACGAAGTCGTTCTCGAGTGAGATAGTGTTTCCACCCAGGAGGTCACCAGTGCTAATAGACGAGCCGTCTCCGGTTCGGGAGCCGAAAGTGAAGACGTGTGTGGTGATGGGATCGTCACTAACGTCGATGCCAAAGTCGAGAATCTCGACGTCTTCCAGGTAGAGTTTCGCTTTAGTCCCGTAGAGCCCGAACGGGTCCGGGAAGAACGCTACGAATTCTCCGTTGGGTCCGGACATGAAGGACCTTAAGGAAGCGGCCGTAAATTGCTTGATCGACTTGAAGAGAGGTTGATCGTTGACGATGGCTTTATCGCCCTTGAGTGCCAGGGAGAGAGCATCCGCACGGAAGTTTCCGAAACGATGCGAGAAGAGGAGTTCATTCACTCGGTTCTTAGACGCACCCTGAGAAGTAGTTCCTCCTCCGGATGTTTGGTCACCCGTAGTAACGTCGTAGGCTTTACCCACCTGGTCTTGAGGATCGAGGAACTTCCCATTCCACCAAATCTTGAAGGTGAGTCTCTCCGCCTTGCCTAAGACGGTGCCTTGAGGGACGATTTGGTCTTTCTGGACTGAGACCTCCGTGAGTCCGCTATAGGTCATCTTACTATCGTAGGATTGGACGATGACCTGCTTGTCGGTTACGTTGGTCACTTTACCTGACAAAGCCGCCTTGACGCCGTCCGAAGACATGCTCGGCGAAGTGATGACTACACCTGTCTTGCCAGCGCCGAACTTGACTTCGATGGTCGGAGTCCCTTCACACGGCCAAATAAGCGTCTCGGAGGAAGTTCCACCGGAGGCCGAAGAAGTTTTGTTGTCCCCAGACGAGCCTCCGGAGGCCATGTACTTGCATACGGCGTTAACGTAGTCCCACATCGTGAGAGGGTTGTTGGGGACGTTTTGGTTCCACTTGTTCTTGTCATCCGCCCACGCAGGGTAGATGTGGTGGGCCGCAACCTTTTGCCAATCGCCGTACGTGCCGAAAGCGGCTAAAGCATCGGCTCGAGCTCTCTCATCCTGGACAGTGGGAGGAGCGAGGTAGGCCTCCGAGTAGCCTTTGTAGTTGTTCCACGTAGTAGTGATGTACTGGTATGCACCCGAGGCATCCGAGTTGGCCATCGAGGTCTTGATCGTGTAGTTTCCGTTCGATTCTCTCTCGCGGAGACCTTTCAAGAAAAGGTCAACATCGGCCGAAGATCCGGTCACAGTCCCTTGATCCGACCCGACACTACCCTTGACTCCGAGAAGTTTGAAGACTTGCTCCATGAGTTCTTCCTGGGAGTAGTCTTCGGCGTACTCGGTGGCAAGTTTCGTGAGTCTCTCCGGAATCTCAGAGATGAGAATCTCAGGTTGACTCCATCCCGCAACGTCTACTAGAAGGCGCTGGAGGATACCTGCCGCACCCTTGTCGACTTCATCATTGTCGGGTTTGAGGAGGTTGAGTGAAGCTGGAAGGCCGGGGTCCCAGTAGGTGTTGAGAAGACGCTTGAGAGAGCACTGGAAGTCGATCGTGCAAGTCGACGGGTAGAGTGAGACAAGCGGGACTTTAGTGGCGTATCCGGTGAGGACACGATACCACGAACTATTCTTCTTGAGAGAGACGGTGATGCGGTCCATTCTCTCGATCTGGTAGCCACCACCAGTGTAGCGCCCTCTACGGTTGTTGAGTACGATAGACCCGTGGGAGACCGAGTCTATAGAACGCGATACGGAGCCAGAGATGACGTCACTCGAGATGTCAAGCTCTTCTCCCGGGTGTTGTCTCGGCTGGACAATGACTTGCACCTCGGGTGCGTAGACTAGTGTTTTCTCGGACATTACTCCCAGTCCTTCAAGTAGGCCGGCGGTTTCTCAGGTGGATTATTTTCTAGGGCTTTGTCTTTACTTGACGACTTCTTGGAAGCGTCCTTTTGCCTCAACCGGTCGATGTTGACCTTACCTCCAGTGACTTTGTCCCACGAAGTACCCCAAGAAGACGTGTAGGTTCTTCCCATGAGGAGGTCGGAGGCGAGAGACATGGTGACTGTGATGGTTGGAAAGAAGTTTCCAGTCGTCAATCCAGCGGGAATATCAGGGATGTAGCCCAAGTAATCCATCCCGAGTTCCGGGTAGGTGAATCTCACCAGAGGGTCGACTCGAGCTGCGGAGAGAAGATGACTCCCTCGGAAGAAGTCCGCCAAAGAGACTTGCTCCTCATAGCCCCTCATCTGGAGTTTGAGGGAGAGTGAACCTTGACGAGCTCTAACCGGGTAGTTTTGCCTTGAGTCTCTCAACTGCGAGCCGAGAAGTTGAGTCCCGAGAGAGGTCGAGTACCCTACGACTACCACCGAGATCGATTGACCTGCGCAAGAGAAGTATGCCTTACTCATTGAAGCCTACAATGTCGGGGAGTTGGAGGTCCTCTGTGCCTCTATCGGGGAGAGGGTAGAGGCCTTCTTTGACTGAGAAAGCGAATCCACCCGCGGAGTAGTCCTCCTTCACGGGGAGTTTCACGGGAGCAGAGACGGGGAAGTTTGGGATAAGCATTACATTCTCCCTACGTAAGGCATCATGTTCGAGAAATAGACGGGTACTTCTTTGACGACGTCGCCGGGGACAGGGGCGTGGATCATTCGTCCGTTACCCGTGTAGATTGCGACGTGGTAGACTCCACCTGAGCCTCCCCAGAAGAGAAGGTCACCGGGTTGGGCTTGACTATAAGGGATCTTAGCTGACGTAGTTGCTTGGTATTGTTGGGCGGCTGTTCGAGGGAGCGTCTTGCCTTGAGAGCGGTAAGACGCTTGAGTGAGTCCAGAGCAGTCATATCCAGCCGAAGACTCACCACCCCAAACGTACGGAGTTCCGAGAGCGTTTCTTGCGAACTCGATGATGCTTGCCGCCGAACCTGTTGCGGTAGCCGAACCTCCGGACGCTCCGTTGTTGGCACTCTCATCATATTCGTAGTGGAGCGCTTCATCGGCGTGTTCTTTGTTGTAGTCCGTTTCAGGACTCGAGTAGTTTTCGGCGACATACCCGACTCCGTCCTGGATCTTCGTCAACGCCTCGGTTTTGAGTTCGCTGAGAACCGGGGTGAGGTCTTCGTCTTCGGCGACTGCGAAAGTCAAAGAGACGGGGAAAGTCACGTTCTCGAGGCTATCAGAGATGTTGAGGCTCTGGATGTAGACCGAGAAGCTCCAATTCCTCTTCGAGTAGAAAAGACGCGCCGTTCTCTTCTCTTCGAGGTCATCGGTTTGCCAGGCAATGAGGTCTCTCACGAAACGGATGAAGCGGTGAAACTCCTCCCGTGACCTCAAGTGGGTTTGAAGCGTTAGACCAGTGATGGAGATGCCTAAGAGTTGGACTACTCTTCCACCCAGCGTATCCTGCGAAGTCGTCTTCTGCGAATACCTCCAGGTGAAAGCGTCGGGGTCAAACGGGAAAGTGAACCCGCCCGGTCCTCCAGGTGCCGAAAGTGTCGTGGTCATTAGTCACCTCTCTTCGACTTCGGGTCGTTGGAGGGGGAGTTGCCCTCTCGGGTTCTCTTCTCGTCCGGGGTTCCACCCTCGGGATCATTGATCGAGAACCAGCGTCTTGCCTCGGGAGAGAGCGTGATTTCGGTGGAAGACTTTCCAGCGGTTCCACTAATGAGGTCCTGGGGAGAGACGCCGTTCTTAGCCGAGTTCACGATCTGCGCGAGACCCAAGCCGGAGTTGTAGTTGACTTCACCCGTAGCGGTCTTGACACCCCAAGTCATCTTGTTGGCTTCATCCGCCGTATCGAGGTCGTCCATCCAGGCGTGTTTTTCGTGGAAGTTTTGCGCCTTCGTGAGAGCGGCATCAGTACCTGACGCCCCAATTCTTTGCTCCTCCTTCAAAGCATCGTAGTACTCTTGAAGCGTATGCTCGTTGCCTTGAGAGTCTTTCCACACGACCTGGCTTAGGCTTCCAGAGTCGTATGCCGCTCCGAGGATGGCACCAGTCTCGTCACCCTCCATACCCCAGTTGGTCACTACGTCATTGTCCGTACCGAACATGTTGTACCATGCATCGGTGTCGCTGTGGATCTTGAGGCCTTGTCCGGCGATCGCCCCACCCGACTTACTCTTGTCCATGTCCTTAGCATCAACCGCTTGAGCTTTGTTCCTCGAGGTGACCTCGTCCATACCAACGGCTTGTTTGGTCTTCTCGGGGTCAGTGAAAGTGTTGTAGAAGTCTTGGAACTCCTGGAAAGACATGTTTTTGACCGCCGGAATCGCTGATTTGGCGATCTCGTAGGTCTCATGCGGGTTAGAACCTTCCATGGACTTGAGGTATTCTCCGACCGCAGTGAAGTACTCGGGGACGAACTCTTCGGAAGACAATTCGGTGACCTGCGAAACGTCAATACCTCTACGAGCCGCGATTTGACTATAGATCATAGAGGTGTAGGGGTCATCTCCACCGATTGAGAGGAGAGCGTTGGAGAACTTAGTCCTCTTCTCCTCCGAAACCTCGGCTCCTCCAAGCATATTCCCCGAGGCCTCCATGAGAGCGGAGGTAGCATCGGCGTTCAAACCCACCTTACCAGCGGTTTCGGCGGCGGATTGTGCACGAGAGAGTGCGGCTTCCTGGTCACCCTCTCGAGCTCCCACGTCAGCTCTGATGTTCTTCATCGTAGCACTCAAGTTCTCGATAGACATCGAGCCTTCTTGAACCGATGCCTTCATGAGTTGCATCGACTTGCTAACCGAAACATTCATGTCACGAAGATTCTCAGTCAAGAAGTCGGTGATTTTGTCGTAGTTGTCGCCTTTAGCACCCGTGTTGAGTCCAGCCATGACGAGTTGACGTGCCTGCTCAGTGCTAATCCAGGGGTCAAGTGCTAAAGCCTTAATTTCGGCGTCTTGCTGGACTTTGAAGAGAGCCGCATCCCCACCTGAGAGGCCTCTCTTTTGGCCTTCCTTCTGGTAGTCGGCGTATGTGTTGACACCCTCATAGATTCCACCAATAACAGCGGTTGCTCCAGCGATCCAGGGACCAGCGGCCGCAAGGCCTGAGCCGAGTTCTCCGAGGAAGCCACCCGACTTTGAGAGGACATTCGCTAAACCGTCTACTCCTCTACCTCTCAAAGCCGCTTGGCCAGCGTTCTTGAGCTTGCCTAAGTCACTGAATGAGAGTCCGCCCCCTGAGGGAGGCTCAGGTCTAGAAGGACGTGAAGGTCTTTCGGGTTCCTCCGGAGGGGTCGGGAGAGTATCGGTGTCTACGGGAGGTTTAGAGGGTGGAGGGGCAGAGGAGTAACTCGTCTCAGGTAAAGCCCGCTCTCGCTGGTTGATGATCTCGTATTCGAGGTCTCTTCTCTTCTCGAGTTGCTCGTTATACTTCTGTACTCCTTCGTTGAGGAGTTTCTGGTACTCAGCGAGGTCCCTTTGGTTGTCGAGACTCTTCTCGAGTTTGTGGGCAACTTCACCGTAGAAGTTTGAGATGGGGTTGAGGACATCTTTCCACTCGTTAGAGTAGCGGGAGAGGATGCTAAACTTGTCCGAGAGTTCCTGGACTTCGGTTTGGATAACGCGGAGTTCCTCCTTCGAATCGTCCGCTCCGAACTCGAGACGCGCTAAGACGCTTACTTCGTCATTCTCAAAAATACTCACTAGGTCCACTCCTCTAACTGCGGATCTCTAAGTTCTACTTCTCCGAAACTTGAGAGTAGTTCGTCTAAGTCTTGGAGTTCGTCTTTCGTAATCTCCAGAGAGGCATCCTCCGGGTCCGTCTCTTTACCTTCTTCGGGGAAGGCTTTGAAGAAAAGTTCGGGGTTCTGGAAGTACGCCTGGAACTTCAAGGAGTTCAACTCTCGCTTGTAGTTGGTGTAGTCCTCCATGTGGAGAAGGTAAGAGAGCGCCCAGACCTGAATCTTGTCTATGTCGCCTTGAAGGTTCCCGGACTCCTTGCTTAGACGAAGAAAAGACTCAAGTCTAGGCTCTAGTCTTTTCCCGAGGTGAGTTTCTGGAGAAGTTTGTCGGTGTCTTCCTCGAGTTCACGGAACCCTTCGTAGATCTTGTTGACGAAGAGAGGGTAGAACTTCCCGACCTTCTCGAACTTCTTGGGGAGAGTCGCTTTCTCCTCGGTGGAGAAGGGAGTGTAGAGAGGCTCACCGTCGATGGTGACGATGGATGCGGCGAGAACTGCGGTCTTGAAAGCCTTCGAGAACCCTCGAGTATCCTCCCACTCCTTAATGAGCGAGATGACTTCGAGTTCCTCACGAACCGAGATAGTGCGGAGAAGAATAGAGTGGCCTAAGACCTCGACCACCTTCGTTCTCGAGCCGTTGAGTAGATGGGTTTTGAGTAGAGACTCCTCACTTTCGGTGAAAGTGATCTTCTCTACCTCTTCGGGAGTGAGTTCGTCCGTCATTAGTTTCTCCTAACAGGAACCCCTCCCCTCGGGATGGTGGAAGGGGAGGGGCAAATTATGAAGTCGAAGTGTTAGTTAAGCCACTTCGCTCTAGTGTACATGACCGTGATGGACTTCGGGAGTTCCATCGTGTCGATTCGGATTTGCTCGGAGTCCTGGATATCCGTGATGGTGCATCCATAGTAGTTCTTGATGCGCTGCCCACCACCGGGCTTCTTGATGATCTTCTGGCACGAGATGTTCCCGAGAGCTACCTGCGTCTTGAAGACGTCGAGAATATCGGAAGCCGACTCGAGTCCAGGAAGTTGCTGCCAAACGGACTCGTTCCAGAGCTCGAAGTTGGTCAACTGGAGGGTACCTGCGCCGATCGCTCTAGGAGTGAGAATCTCGACGGGGTACTCGGCATCGAGGGGCTGGATAGCCTTCGGGGTAGCAACCGGACGGGGTGCGGTGTCCGAAATGACTTGAAGCCAAGCAAGACGCTGGCCCCTCCAGGTAAAGGCGGTCCATCCAGATCCGCCGACACGTACGTTAGAATCAGCCATTTAATTCTCCTTAGTTCTCGGTGGTCTCGAGGGATCCGGAAGTGATGTTGAGCGCGTAACGGACTACGACGTAGTTCATCGGGACGGAGGCTCTCCAGGCGAAGCGGACTTCGACATGGTCGGGTTGAGACGGGGACTGGCGAACCTTGAGGTCGGTGTACGAGAGAATCGTACCAGCGTTGACGAGTCCTTGGAGTGCGGTGTCCACCGATGCCTTGACGTTGGAAAGCGTCAGGGAGTCGATCAGCGAACCGATGATACCATCGTTGTCCAGAGTATCACGGACGGCGGAGACCATGGCGTCTCTCTGGCCCACGATAGACCATTCACGAGTGGTAAGCGAGGAGGGATCGGTCGTTACACCGTGGCGTACTCTAATAGACCCGTTAGCCGCTTGCTCGAGAGTCGTGACACCGGATTGGGTCTCGAGGTCTCTAACGGCGGGTGTTTCCTGGCGAGGAATAGACTGGAAGCCTACAATCGACTTGCGAGTGAGAGGAATAGCAGGACCAAGGCTAGAAGCCAAGCCCGCAAGTGCCGCGGCAACGTACTGGCCGCCAACCGTAACGGTGTGGTTAGCCGTAGAGACGTAGAGGGAGATAGCCGAAGGCGAGACGAGAAGGACCCTAGCGTTTCGAATCGACTCCGCCGCCGTCTTGCGAGCTTCGGAGGTGACCGTGGAGACCGTACCATCCAGGCCGAGAATCGCTCGTCTCTCTGCTCCATTGGCGGAGTTTCGGGTGACGTGAGCGGAGACCTGAGCCTTAATGGAGGAGGCATCGGTTACCGGTACGATGATCGAGACTCTCTCACCGGAAACCTTCGCGAGTGCCTCCTCGAAGTCGGACGGCTTAACAGCGTCGCCGGTCTTCTTAACAGCTACCGCGAGGATGGAGGAGGCTCCGTTCACGAACGCGAGTTGACCAGCGAGGGTAAGAGGAGAGTTAACCTCTCCGGTAGCCTTGAAAGCGGGGCCGAAACGCTCCGCCAGGTCCTCGGTCGCCGTGAAGATGGTGGCATCGTAGTAGTTGTCCGGAACGGAGAGGAAGGTGACCTTCAAGTCTGTGTCGTTCGGAATCTTGGCGGCAACCGGCTTGATCTTCGTCTCTTTGCCGGTTTGCTCGATTGCGTAGTCGGTCGTAAGAGTGTAGACCTCACCCGTAGCCTCTTTGAAGACCTTGATCGACTCTTTGACGATGTTCGCCGTAGAGAGTGTCACAGTTGCGGAAGCGCGAGCTCTTTCGACTCCGGAAACACCTCCCTGGGTCTCACCGAGGAGAGCAATCGTTCTCGAAGAAGTCGTGAGGGCTCCGATAATCGGCCCCTCAATTTCTTGTACTAGAATACCGGGTACGGTGTAGTCGGGCATACCCTCTCCTTTCTTTCTACTCTTTCGTAGTTTGCCAGGAGGGAAATTATACCCACGCCTGGTCCTTGATTTCTGGGATGACTTCGACCGACTTCAACGGGACAAGTTCGCCGGTCTTGATGTTCGAAGCGAACTCGCCTTGAATGTTGAGGGAGTAAGAGTCCTCATATACGATCTTGTTCGGATCCCAAGGCGTCCCAATAGTCTCCGATTGGCCTCCGGGAGTGAGGAGGGCTTCCTGGGGTGTGATGTTGATGTAGTCGTTGTTCGAGAGTTCGGATTGGAACCCTCCACCCGTCTCGGACTCTCTACCAAAGAGGAAAGTGTGGATTAAGGCTCCAGCTATTTGGTCTCGGTCCTTCGAGGAGAGAGCGAGGATTGAAAAGGACATTCGCCCTTTAAAAGACCCGAGTTGGAACTCTCTCGAAGTGCCTTCCTCCACGAAGGTGGGGTCGAGTGAGAGTCTTTGCAACTGCGAGAAGGAGAACCTCACCCAAACTCCCGGGTATTGCGTCTCCCTCTCCGGGTACTCCATGCTTATCTGGTCTTTGAGCATCGCTAAGGCGTCTTGGGGACCCAAGTAGTTCGAGTTTAGACCTTTACGGAGAGCGGTGACCCCGGCTCTCTTCACGGCCTCCAAAACGCTGTAAGTGCTATAGTTTTTGACCGTCATTACACAACCTCACCGTCTTTTGAGAGTAAGAATTTGGCCGCTTCACCCTGGATCTCAGGCCAAAACTCCAGGATAGCGTCCCTGAGTGAACTTCTAAGAAGATAGGTAGGCTTGATTCCCGGATGATGCCACTTTCTCTCCCGGAAAACACGCACTCCCCCAGGCAAAGTCACCCATCCGGGTTGGCCTACACCCTTGACTCTCCTGGGACCCTGGGGTAGAGGCACCACTTTTCCTTCAAGAGAGGTCATATCGAAGGGTCTCGTACCGTATTCCTGGTAGAGGTAGTGTCTTGGAACGCGTAGAGAGGCCGCTCCTAATTCTCCGACCGGAACAATCTTGTGTCCCGTAGTCCACTTTCTCCTAGAAGTCTCTTCCCAAGCCCTTGAAGCCGCTTCATCGGCGATTTTCTGGGAGAGTCCCTTAGAAACCTTGAAGACTCTCATACGAATGCTCCTCGAAAACAGGCGTAGTAGTAAGTTTCTCAGTGAGTCTAATAGGAGTCGGGGGTCTAAGGGAGGGTTCTTTGTTTTGCTCCCAAGGCTCGAGGAGAAGTTTGTAGATCGGGTGGGTGTTTGTGAGGCGATTCACCGATCCTTTTTGCTGGATGATGTCTACGGAGTAGTCGCCTCTCCTCATTCCATCTCTAAGAGTCGTCTTAGACACTCGGCTAATCGTAAAAGCCTCGACCGGGGACGTAGGCACATCACCCTTCCAGGAGTCGACTCGGAGAATGAAGTCGTTTTGAGTCACCCCAACGAGGCCATCCATGACCACTGTGGACTCGACGGGGAGAAACTCGCCTTGCTTCGTGATTTTCTCGTCGTTGTTGTTGTCAGAGAAGATCACATAGGTGAGAGTCGCTTGAATGACCGCGGGATCTAGCCCCGTACCAAAGCAATAAGGGCACTCGGTCGAGTAGGAGGCCTGCAGGTAGACCGGGTCAAAACACGAAGGGCACCGGTTCTCAAACGAGTCTTGAGCCGCCGAATGGCCCGTGTGAATGACGAAGGCGGGTTCTCCCTGGGTTTTGAGTGCGTCGATGACTTGCTTTTGAAGCTTAGACACACTGTGATAGCGTGGAAGACGAACAAGAGTCATTCTACCTCACTAACGCCATAGGAGAAGCGGGGTACCATCTACCCGCTCGAACCGCTCCAACATAGGCACCCGACCTAAACGAAGAGCCACTCCCGTAAATGCCACCCGATACGAGGAGAGCTCCACGTCCGAGTTTCATAAGACTCTTCTTGAAGGTGGCAAGCATATCGTTGTAGGACTTCTCTTCGTCTCTGAGAACGCCTTGCCATCTCGTCATGTAGTCTCGACGGTCAGCGTACGTTACGCCTCCACCCGAGATTTGGGGTTGCTCTACGTAGGTTCTAACGAAGTGTCTCAAAGTCTCGAGGTAGAGTGCTTGAGTAAGGAGTCCGTAGTGTTCTTCAGGGAAAGGAGTTCCACCGGCAACCGAGTAGTGGGTTACGGGTTGACGGGTAGAGTTGATCTTGTCCACCGAGATTTGCAGGAGTTGAGCAAGTCTCTCATAGGAGAAGTGGGTTTGGAACTCCTCGTAGAAAGACGGGACGCCCCCACTCGTGTTGTCCATGAGGTCACCGAAGAGGTAGGTTACTCGAGCCACGATGCTCTTTTCGCCTTCGGTGAGCGATTGGTAGAGAGGCATGTATTCGAGAATCTCGAAGTACTCTTTGAACTTTACTTGGTGTCCTTTGATTGTGTAGGTCCAAGTGACTCGGAGAAGTCCAATCTCTTGAACCGCTTCAAGAGGGATAGTGGAGGAGTAGACGCCTTCCTCTTCACGGACTACCTCCGGAGAGGGGAGGGAGGTCTCGTAGTTGGTTTTGTCGGCTAAATCGCCTTCGAAGTCTACAGTGACTACGGGAGGAGAATCAGGGTCGCATAACGCCCCGGTGGGTCCGAGGATTCGAAGACCGATAGGAGACTCGAGATAGCGTGAGATTTGACGTCTAATAACGCTTTGGGTTTGGAAGATATTAGACGATACTACTTCTTCATCCATTCGAGTCTCCTATCGAGGGTCTTAGATGTCGGTTCTCTTGTGTTGTACGGCGAAGAGTTCGGTGGTGAGAACCGGCTTAGCCACCTCGTGTCTAACCTCGGCTACCACCTTGGGCTCCTCGACTTTGGCCTCTTCGGCTTTAGGCTTAACCTTAGCCTTAGGCTCTTCCTTGGTCTTCTCTTCGGCGGGGGTCTCGACTACTTCTTCGATGGGAGTCTCGAGGTCAAGGGTTTCTTCCTTCTTGGCCTTAGGCATTGTCTTCACCCATTTCAAAGTCGATGCCTACGTCACCAAGGGTTTCCTTGATTGTGAAGTCGTTCGAGCCGGGAGTCGCTTCTAGAACCTCGTCCGGAGAGAGGACTCCAGGGTGGACATACGTTTCCTTATCCACAACTTCATACGCCCATTTGGGGTCGGAGGAAACCGTCACGTCCCCTCGACGCCAAAGTTTCTGGAAACCAGGGGCCTTAGCGATCTCGATGGGGAGAACTTGAGTGTTCTCATCCGAGTGACACGGGCCTACTTCGAGGGAGACCTCGTCTCGGGAGGTGTGGATGAGCTTCGCAGTTAGATTGTTTCTAACGTAGAGAACTTCATCGACGACGTAGGGGAGATCCTCCGGAGAGAGGATTCCTTTCTTGAGCTTCTTGGTTGCCATCCCTATTCCTTCTTGACATATAGCAAAGGATGGAGAAGAGATGATTCCCTTCTCCATCCTTTACGTTGAATCAGGCCTTGGAAATCTTGACCAGGCCACGCGGGTTGAGGACGGCCATACCAACCAGCTCGTCCATAACCCAGCCGTAGTGGAAGCGAGGAGCGTTGTTGTCCTCCTCCACATCCAGCGAGTACATAACCGGGAAGACACCCAGGAACTCGGGAGCCGGAGTCATGTAAGCCGTGTTCGGAGGAATGATGATCGAGCGGCCGATCTGGAATTCACCGAACTCCTGGACCTTCTCGCCGGCGACGACCTTGTCCTTGAAGGCCCAACCCGTGGTGTTGATGTCCCAACGGTACAGGTCACGGTAGAGCTTAGTCGAGAAGAGAATTCTCTTCGCTTCCAGCTCGTTGCCTTCGATGTTCGCTACGGCGTCATAGAAGACGTTCGGGGTCAGGTGATCGCCCGAGAACGTAACGTTGTTGACGAAGGCCTCACCCGTCTGGGTCATGGGGTTCTTCGCCAGGTAGGACTTCATCGAAGCCTCAAACAGGGTCACGAGGCGGGAGTCCTCCTGCTTCATGATGACCTGCTTGGCCTCATCCTGAGCGTACTCCATCGCATTGGTGCGGAGGTAGTACACATCTTCCTTCTTGATCTGCGGGAAGGAGGCGATACGGAAGAGAGTCACGGGGAGACGCTTGCCTTCGAACGGGGTGATCTTGACCTCACCCTCGTTCCCGTGGAGCATATAAGCTTGACCACGATCATCCATGACGTCGTACTCGATCGGAACACCCGGGGTCAGGGCATCCTCAACCAGGACGTTACGCAGGAGGCCCTGGTAACGGAGCTTGAGCTGGATCGGACCAATCATGGACTGTGCCAGCTTGTGGCGACCCAGACTCGAGTTCAGGTTCATAGAAGCGAGTCTCTCCCGCTTCTGGGCGGCGGACAGTTTGTTGGTGCCAAGCTTGCGCTGGGCGGCCAGGATCTCGCGGACGTAAGCGTCCGAAGCCTTAGCCTTGCGCTGCATGGAGTTAGTCATTCTTCTTCTCCTATCAGGCGGCGGTCTGGTCGAGGGTGACGATGATCTTGTTGCCCGCTACCTCAACAAGGCGGCCGGCGATCTTGTCGGAAACCTTGTTGGCGGTCGCTGCCTCGTTGGTCAGCTTGCCGGGGCCATCGGCGTGGCCGGGAAGCGTGACGCGGAGAACAACGGGGCCGGTG